TGACCATGCTTCACTTAGCATGTTTTCAAAGTCTACTTCATTTTCTGGCATACTAGGTGAACCTTGAAGTAAATCTTGCTGTGGCTTCATTGCACTAACAAATTGTTCAAACACTTCACAGTCGATAATAGTTTCGTCTGCTAGGTTCCAAAATTTGTCTTCGTTATCTAAAATATAATTACTCATTCCCATTTTTATCTCCTTTATTTACTTGTGTTAATGTAAGGCTTGTCGTATTTTCCAACTTCGATATTAACGTAGTATGCAGTACTGAAATAATCTGTCATTGCATCACTATCATCATACCATTTTCTGCCACCTGCTAAACCTGGTGCAGTATGTGCAATTTCTGAAAGCCTATCAAAGAAACCTTGGAATTCACCATACATATGTGTATGATAATGATTTACTTGAAAGTTACCATTGCTAGCCATCATATCACCTCTTTGATTCTTCATCTCATAAGTATCAAGTGGTGCAGGGCCTGCTTTAACAACAATGTTTACGCTTGAATGATGTTGCTTAGTAACACCAAATTTGAACTTGTTACCAAATTCAGCTTTTAATGCGTTTCTTACTGCTTTTACGTCTTCTGATGTAATATATGCCATGTAATTCAACTCCGTTGTTTGTTTAACTTATATACTAATTATACGGCAAGATGTCTTACTTGTCAACCTTTAGTTAGCTAAAAAAACCCATATAAAACAAGGGTTTTTAAATTAATTTAATTTTTCTTAGATAAATATTACTAATCGTAAGGAGATTAATCATATGAATATATATCATACTAAGGTTTTTATAGGACCTTTTGCTGATTTAGCTGGATTTAAAGCTGGTTCAGAAGGACAAAGAATATCAAGCAAACAAGCATCATTTGACAATACAAATTGGACAAATACACCAACAGTACAATATCAAATTGTTGGCGAACAAGTTATTTGTATGATGGGATTTGAAGATGAAGAACAAAAAAGAGCATTTGCAAATCATGTGTCTGAAAACAGAACATGGGAAAAAGGAATTAGGTTAGGAGAGTCAGGAATTGATGATGCTAGCATTACTGCTGATGGATGGGTGGAATGAGTGATTATTTTTACAAAGATGAATTATACGAATCAGTAGAACATGATAATTTTGTAGATCCTGCACTAATAACAGGTCTTAAGGATTTTTACAATTATATAACACCAAAGTTTGCTGAAGAGATTGCACACATGGATCCTGCTCGTTTAAAAATTAATGATATTTGGGCAAGTTTTGATGTAGCTGGAGAAGAGACTGCAAGTTTTATTTGCTTTGATTATCTTAATGCAGTAAACCGTGCCAAAAGTGGATTGTTTAGATCTGCAGACAACGAAGTATACAGACAGTTTAAAAAGAAGTATCAAAATGACTTTAACATAATAAAAGAAATGCGTGATGCTGTACACACTAACTTAACTAAGTTAGGAAGAGATCCAGGTTGGATTTGGACAACATCAATATTTAATTTTAACAAGCCTTTTGAAATTCATACTGACGGAGTGGATACTCCTTTAAAAAGTCAAAATAGACCTGAGAAATGGGAAGACTTAAATCCTAAACAATATAAACCAAATAAAGCAACTCCATGTGCTGGTCACCAAGGATTGATTAACATTGATGCTGGACCAACTGCTGGTACAGTTACTTTTAATCAATGGTATCCATATAGCGTATACTTAAATTATGGTGCTGAAATTGAAGGTACATGGAGTGTAGGGCCTGCGCCTAAAAAGAGAATAATTTGTTTTGGTAAAGGTGACGAGCCAACAAGATTTGGCGAGCATATACGTAACTTTACAGATGCTCCAATGAGTGATGAAGATTATGCACGTATTATGGAACATGTAGAAGACCACACACGTGTATTCAATCAAGAAGAAGGATATGGAACATCATTAGAAAAGATACTGTATTTTGGGGAACCTGGAAAACTTATATCCTGGGATTCAAAGCGTTTTCATAAGACAAAACCATTCAATCATTTCTACCAACATAAGCTACATAACGAAAGTCGTATGTGCTACGCTTATATGTCTACTATGCTATAACTGCCAAGGAAACACTTTAAATTTAGGTAGTACTTCTTGTATTTCAATGTCATCTACCCACATAGCTTTTGGTGGTTGATTCATCTGTGGATCCATTAAAGTTATCATTACTTTGCTACCAAGGTTCCGGCTTTTTATGCTGTTTAGAAGCTCATTACGCATGCTTACACGGGCGTTTAGCCCAAAGTAGAATGCAGTAGCTTGATAGTGATAAATGTTGCTTAAATGAACGTAAACGTTGCCTACGTTGCTTTGTATGGAGTCTAACAGCCTTGCATTGTCAGTAGGATTAAAGAAATCATGTATATGATATGAATACCCAATATGCTTAAATGCATCTGCATGCCAATCCTTAAAACCTAGTTGATTATCCACTTGTGCTTGCATTTGATCAGCCATTTTATATCCACGTGTTTGGATAGTATCACCATCAATAGTTGAAGCATTCTTCAGCATTAATGAGAAGGTTTTAGAGTCTATTCCATCCCATTCAGTTACCCAACGTTTAGCATTTATTAAAGCAATATTGCTTACATCTCTAACTTCTACTGTACAACTTGCTTCCATGCCCAATGACCAAGGATACAGTATGGGATTTAATCCACCTGCACTTGTTACTAATTTAGTGAATTGTATATCGCCTAAATCTGGCATGTAGTGTTCTGCAATATTTGGGTTGTCTGTGTTTGCTACGAATGTAACTTGTGTATTAAGAATTCTTAATATTAGGTGTGAGAACATATCTGGTGTTGCTTTATTAAAATCTAATATAGTATCACCACCTGCTATAATCATAGGTGCAGTTGAATTTACAGAATTAAAGTACTCGTCAATATTAGTAAACACAATGCCTTGCTTTATAATGAGTATTTGTTCAAAGCCATCTAGCTTTGATTGTTCTACCATTACTTCTATGTCATTGTGTATGTACTGTTGTGCATTGTATTTGTCTACAACTACATAATAGTATTCTAATAAATTCTGAGAAAAACCAGTAACAAGTGTATTAACATTATCTGCCAATAACCAGCCTACTGCTATTTTTTTATTATCTTTATTAAATTTATCCATGTTAGTCCCAATGCATTACATTGGATTTTTGATGATAGTAATTATCTGAGATTCGTTGCATTTCTTGTTCTGAGATTCTAAAGCTAAATCTACTAAAGTTAATGCATACCATGTTAGCATCAATACATTCTGGGCGTGGTCCAAACGCACTGTGATACCACCAAACTTTTCCATCATGCTTCATTTCTAAACCCTGTACACCTTCTCCAATTTTCCAATTTTCTAAAATGTATTCAAAGTCTTCTTGTTTAAACTCTCTATTTGTGACTATATAATCAGTCACTTTAAATGATACCTTAACTGTTTTATCATCTTTAAAAAGATATATCTTTAATGGATCACTGAATAGTACTACGTTGTTACTGTCTTTTATTGTAGGCATCTGTTATTTCCTTAGCTAATTCTAAATTAATGTCTTGGTGATTATTATAGTCTTCGTAGTATCGTGCTATCCAGTCTTTGTCTGGAGACTCAATTTCTACAGTATCCCATAATGTTTGCAACCCATCTAAAGTTAGCCATTGGCTTTGCTTTATAATGCGATCGTTTTCACATTCATCAATTTCATTGTTATATGCTTTCTTACTTATAAACTTATCTACAATGACATCGGTACCTGGCCAACTATGATCATCTGCACTATAGTTTGCATTGCGATCGTCTTCCATTAGCGTGTTGTACTCTCTGGATGCCCAGTTAACAATGTTACCGTCCCATTCATCCATTTCAGTCCTGATTAATAGTGCAGTTTTACCTCTGCTCCATTTCCATATGTCTTCGTAATTTTGAGCATGTAATAATACTGCTATGCTCTTATCTTCTATTAAGTGTAAAAGTCCGTCTAACTGTTCAGTAGTAATAGACATGGCATTCCGGACCTCATAATTGTACCACTGTCTATCGCTTTCTGAAATATTCCAATAATCATCATGTACACGAATTTTGCCTAGCATGCCTGGTTCGTGATCAATCTCTTGACCATCTAGTTCATATGATGCCCAATGCTCACCAGCTTGGCTTGTACCGTGTAACATAGGACTGTTGTTGAGCAAATATGGAATCTCCATTTGGCTCATGCAACTATGACTGCAAACTAAGTATAATGTGTTCATTTTAATCCTTGTATTTTCTTTTTTCCCTTATTGCTTCTTGCAAATCCAGGATTTGTTCGTTTTCTATTAATCTAATAATAGTTTCTGTTACGCCAACTTCTTGTTGAATTCTTCCTAGCTTAGCCATTAAATTATCTAACTCTGTAGTATAAAATCTAAGCTCTTTCCGCTTTCTATCTCGTTGATCGTATATGTCCGTGATATCAATAATTAATTTCTTATCAGCATCACCCTTACTGTTATGTCCTATTAGAGTCATATTTTACCTCTCTAATTTCAAATAAGCAGACGAATCATAAGTCCTATAGCTGTGTCCTGAAACGGTGAAATCCGTTGGGCCAAACTATGCTTTGTCTACAACACTATTTACCAGTAAAAATACTGTATCCGATCTTGTAGTCTATACCTTGTGCATTAAAATTAACTGCACTATGTAGCTTACCCATATCAAATGTTATTGCATCACCAGGTTGCCAACGTACAATTGCTTCAACTGTAAGACCATGTAATGCTTCATAAGGTATGTGTGTAAGATACTCGTTGTATATTTCTTTATTGAATGGAATGTCCGTAAAACCTTCTATGTTACTGTAGTCTGTTAAACTTTTATTATAGAAGCTTTCTGGAACTTTTGGATATCCCCTAAAGCACTTAATAGGACCATCTAAGTAATATTGATCAAATACAATAAAGCTAGTTGGCTTGGATATTTCTAATGGAATAACTACTGTCTTAAAGATATCGTATATCTTTTCGTGGTAATCATCATTATGTACTATGTGAGGTTTTTCAACTTTAAATATGTTACTGCCCCATACCATATTGTCTTCACCAATTAAATGATCTACAAAGTTTTGTACAGGAGTAAACCATGCTTCATACTCTTGTCTATCTGGGCTATAGTTCATAACAACAGGACCCTTAGATCCTGCTTCTTTATATTTTACAATTTGTTTTGAATTATGATACTGATTAAGTAAGTAATCAATAAATCCTTGATTCACTACGTCCTTGTGTAATTCTGCTGTTGTATATCTATCTGTAATTAACTTTTTTTGTTCTGCTGTTCTCATCCTACGAATGCTCTTTCTATTACAAACTCTCCCGGCGTCTTATTTGTGCCTTCTGTGAATCCCATCTCTTCTAAATATTCTTTAAGTTCAATATTCATTTCCATAGATCCGCAAATCATTACTCTATCGTGTAATGGTGAAAGTTCTGGTAGTCCTAATTTGTCTTGTACTTTGTTTTCATACATTGCTGTTGTAACACGGCCTTCGTTTTCATATGTTTCACGTGTACATGTAAAGTAACATTTTAGTTTGCCTTCAGTTACTTCACTAAATATTTCATCGTCATTTAGTCCTTCAAGTAGCTCTCTAAATGCAAGTTCCTTTGCAATCCTAGTGCCCCATACTAAAATAACATTATCATAATATTCGTATGTATCAATTCCACGTATAATACTCATAAACGGAGCAATGCCTGTTCCTGTAGCTAATAGATATAAGTTACGGCCAGGGTTTAAGTTAGCATGTACTAAGGTGCCAACTGGTTTGTCATTTACTAGAAACTCGTCGCCTGGTTTAATGTGCTGTAGCCTGCTTGTTAACGGTCCGTCTTGTACTTTAATACTGTAGAACTCTAGTGTGTCTTGATGGTTAGGGCTTGCTACACTGTAAGCTCTCATTATTGGTTTACTTTTTTGTAACTTCTCAGACCAATTATCTAGTCCAATCATTAAAAACTCACCATCACGGAATCTAACGTGAGGCGCTCGTGTGGTTACAAAATGAAATAAGGTATCAGTGTAATGTGTTACTTCTAGTACTGTTTCTTTAATTATTGCCATTGTTATTTGTTCTCTGTAAAAAATGTGTCTGTATATTCTTTGACCAAGTCCTTCCAACCTTCGAGTGCTGGAGACTTTAAATGCACACACCAATTGTTGTATTCATCTTCATCTAAATCAAATAGTATTTTGCCTACGTCTATTTCCACTACTTTAGGAACTAGCTTTTCTAAATCTGGTATATGTTCACGTTGTCCTAGTAAGTTATCAAACAAGTATCTGTCATTTAACCCTGGATCATCATACGGTCTTAATTTTTCTGCTCTTGCTAAGAACTTATCATAGTGGTCTGGTTTAGAAACACAAAGTAAGTATAAACATTCAGGAGTTACTGTTTCAATTAGTTGCTCAACTACATGTTCTTTCATTGCATGCTTAACATTATGCAACAAGTTTGGTTTAACGGATAGCTTAGTGAACGTGCGAACTGTTTCATTATCTTTTAATTTACTTGCCATAAGATACGACCATCTAACGTGTTCGTCCCATGCTACAACTGAAGTGTTTTGGTGTGGGCTATTTTCAGCTTCGCCTAATGCACCTTGCCATAGATTGTGTCGTTCAATTGATAAGTGTAATGGCTCTGGTGATTTCTCACCCCAAAATTTATCTATACGTGTATTTCTATTCCATTTTTTACCACTTAAAAATCCTTCATGCTGTCCCATAAAATATAAAAAGAAATTTCCACTCATACATGCTGTGTGCATTAATAAATGGCATTCTACATCTTTACTTTTCACCTATAATCTCCTTTGCATAGTCTAGTTTTTTCTTCCAGTTAGCAATAGGCACTGTTCCTAACACTGTTAATACTTTCTGGTATTCCTCTTCGTCATATTTAAAAAACAATTTATCAACATCCACATCAAGTACCGAGTGTGTTTCTCTAATTGTTTCTAACGCTGTATCGTTTAGTTCTTTTTGTCTTATTGTGTTGTTTAACACTTCTTCATACGGTTCTATTGATGTGTTAAGAACTATTAACCTATCTGTTATGTGTTCAAAGAATTTAATATTGTCCTTATCAGTAGTTAGGTTATATACTGTACTTATTGGTGCATTTAGAAACAGTTCTTTAGTCTTGGCAAGTATTTGCTTTGGTGCATGTACTTGCGGCTTTACTAATAACTTACTAATTGCTGTCTTTGATCGCCACTTTGTATCTGCTTGTTCTTTTAACACATTTGATACGTGTGTGTTCCAATCCATGTCACTTAAAAACCACCTATGATAATCATCAGGTCTAAAGTGAAAGAAACCAATCTCTGGTCTAGCTGTTTCGTACTCATCAGCTTTAGTTTCGTAATCACCACCCGGCTGTAGTTCTTTTACTGTGTGCCGAGGTCTTAGCGGAGCTTCTGCAAATCCTTCATGTAGGTTAAAAAACCATAGAAATGTGTTTCCATAAAATCCTTGTGTATGCGTACATACGTGACATTCAATATTTTGCATTAATTCCTCAATTTGGTACACCCTAGGAGAATCGAACTCCTCTTGCACGGATGAAAACCGTGTGTCCTAACCGATAGACGAAGGGTGCATGTTGCTATTTTAGTATAAGTAGGTTAACTTGTCAACCGTTTTACTTACACCAAGATTCTTTTTTGTCGCCGTAGTATTCTCTGGCAAATCCATTATCAATTAGCATGTGTCGTAAACTTTTGCCATCAATAATAATATCACCTAATACACGCCCGCCATATTTGTCCCACTTATAGATTGCTACTTGTATTTTAGTTGCACCGTTAAGTTTGCTTTTAGTAAATTTACTTGCAAGCTCTCCCCAACCAGCTTCTTCTGTACATTCAGCTCTCCAACTTTTCTCAGGAGTATCTACGCCGTAAACACGAATACTTAGTTCTTGTTTAAGTGGCTCTGGTAAAAAGTCTGCTTTAAATGCTACTGTGTCTCCATCTATAACTCGTGTAACTTCAAAATCATAAATCACCATGTTCACTTCTTTTGCAGTAGCTTGTCCTGCTGTAAGTAGAAGTGTGAGTGCGGCAAACATTGTTACTAATATCTTTTTCATAATTATTCTCCTTTGTAGTATTTATTATAAAGTTTTTTGTACGCATGCTTAACTGCATAGTACCTAGTGTGATACAATTTTGCTGTATCTTTTAATATTTGACTATTGCTTACGCCTAAATAATCAAGTATTTTGTCTGTTTTCTTAAACCATTCAACATCAATTACTAAATGATCTCTATTATAATTCTTTATGTACGACAATGATAAGTCTTGTGCTATTTCATCTGTAGTTTCATGCTTTCGTTCAAACAGTCTATGAAACGAATAGTCTAATTTAAAACTATTGTTGCCGTCAAGTTGTGCATGGTATAAATCCCAATGAGCAAAATTTAATTGCCACATGTACTGTAGCTTACCATCTGTTGCATCTTGAATACATTGCTGATGATAGTCTCTATACCAAACTTCTTTCCATTTTCCAATTTCTTTTCCAGCCATTAGCATATGATCTTCCCACCAAATCTTAGTATGGACATCGATTCTATCTGCAGGCATTCTATTAAATGCATATTGACTTATGTAAAACATTGCACTTTGTTTTGTTGTAGCTTTTGCAACAATAAGTTTTTCGCATTGTGGAGCAAATTGTGGGTTATCACAACAACCAAAGTAATTACTCCATACTGGGTATTCAAATTTGTTATTAAATTTAAAATAATCTGTAAGACAATCTACACTACCATTATTTTCTCTTTTGTTTTCCATCATTCTAAGTGATTCTTGATGGGAATTATATAGTTGTGTATCAATAGCAGAATCGGCACGTAATTCTGAAACTATATTACCAATTGCTAAGTTATCTGGATTTGGGTTTCTGCCTTCGTATATTTGGGGTCCAAAGCGTGGGTCGCTAGCAAGCCACCAGTGAATTGCTGGTGCGTGTGCATTAACGTGTTGGTATATTCCTATCATATTTACTTTCTAGTTATAGTAGTACTTATCAGTTCGGCTAGTTCGCCCGATTGTGCCATGTCATTTACAATATCACAGCCGCCTATAAATTCACCGTTTACATATACTTGAGGTATTGTAGGCCAATCACTAAAGTCTTTTATGCCTTGCCTTATTTCATCATCTTGTAATATATCAATATATGCAAACTTCTCATTACAATTTTGTAAGTTTTGTACTGTTTGTGCTGAAAATCCACAAGCTGGAAACGTAGGATTGCCTTTCATATAAAGTACAATAGCATTGCCATTAATTTGTTCTTTTATTTTATCTACTATATTCATTTTTTCTACTCTCGTTATGCAGTTATTTATCTTATAATCTTCTGGGAAAATGGGCCAGTCGAATGTGCGTCTATTTCTGGAAACACAATTTTAAATGTTTCGGAAAAACAATTCCAATTGCCGTCTTGTAATAATTCTCTTTTAATTGGGTCACTATTATCAATGTAGTCAATTACTCGTTGGTATTCTTGTGTATAAAAATCTATGGTCTCTTGTTTCATTGTTAGACCTATTTTTTCAAGTACTGCGGTTGTGTGTTCAAGTTGTGCAATAATATCAGGATGATTATCTATTACACGACCACTAAACCGTGAATTATGCTCATATCCTTTATTGTCATTGAATAATTCTTTTTCAGGTAAGTTTGCCCAATGCTGGTTAAAGTTATATCTACTGGAAGCAGGTTCAGTTTTCCAATTTAATTTGTTCATAAGTTTATATGTTTTACTCTGTGCGTTATTATCTTCTAAATTATCATAATCAAAAATATGATGTTGATGTGTAATATTAAACATCTTACTTGCGGCTATAATTGCCGAAGTGTTTCTCATTATGTCGTTTGACATTGACCAGTATTTTTTTATATATTCTTCACCATACTTATCAGAAGGATTAAGAGAAGTTAGTAGGTTACCATAACATTCCCAGAAACCGTTTTCTTGGAGTCTATCTTCCCTTGCCCATGCAGACCAACCTACTAATATAATATCGTCTTCTGTAAATTTAAAATGCAAATCATCTTCAAGCATCATGCAGAATATACCTTGATTGCCTAAGCCAGCATTAGAGTTTTTTATATATTTGTATTCGTCACCAAAGTTTTTCTGAATCATATCAGGCCAACAAGGCCAGCGCCATCTTCCAAAACTACAACCGTATGTAAAAATTCTTTTTATGGTCATATCCAACTAGTTGTTGTTATTTTATCTACTGTATTCATTTAACTTCCTTAATGTTACTGGCGGAGGGTGAGAGATTCGAACTCTCGGAACCTTGCAGTTCATTGGTTTTCAAGACCAACGCGATCGACCACTCTGCCAACCCTCCACTATATTAGTTATCTACTTAATTTCGTAGTAGCTAGCACCCTCAGGTACTGGGTTTTTGCCTTGATAATCTGCAATAGCAGATTTAATTGCATCTTCGGCTAGTACACTGCAATGTATCTTAACTGGAGGTAATGCAAGTTCATGTGCAATATCCATGTTCTTTATTGAGCCTGCTTTATCTAACGTCATACCTTTTACCATTGTAGTTAATAAACTACTACTAGCAATAGCACTACCGCAACCATAAGTTTTGAATTTAGCATCTTCAATAATACCATTTTCATCTACTTTGATTTGTAAACGCATTACGTCTCCACACGCTGGAGCTCCTACCATACCTGTACCAATGTTACTTTCTTCAGCATTAAATTTACCTACGTTTCGTGGGTTCTCATAATGGTCCATCACCTTGTCTGAATAAGCCATAGCCTATACTCCTATAAATGTTTTGAAAATTTATCTTCGTACAATACTTTTTTTCGCATGTACATTTTGTGATAATCTAAATAGAATTTCTTAAGTCTAAATGTGTTTAACATATCAAGGTAACTTAAAATACTGTCTCCTTTATCCTTAAACCAATCATCACCTACTACTATATGATCTATTTCTCTATTTGAATATTCAAATAAAGTATCTGTCATTGACTGCTCTGCTATATCGTTGCGTTTAACTTCAAACAGTCTTCCATGATCATCTGCATCAGGGATCTGTGTATCAGTTCCGCCACTCTTTAAATTGTTTGCCAAGTCATGATGTGCAAAGTTTAATTGCCACATGTACTTGAGTGTTCCATCAGTAAATGCCTTATGGAAGACTTCCTTATGCTTATTTAACCAAATGTCGTTAAAAATTGACGATTCTGGGTGATCGTTTACCCACTCTGTTGTTTGTTCATCTAAGTCTTCTATTGAATCAATCCACGAAAATGCGTATTGACTAATATAAAAGAATAGTTGTTCTTCAGGAGTGTTATCTACTAAAATAGTTTTATCTGCTTTAATAACCTGTGTTGTATCAAGTAAGTTACCACCAAAGTTACTCCATAAAAACATATCATGTTTTTCAGTGTGGTTAGTATCAGCTACGTTTGTAAAAGGAGCTAATACATCTAACTCGCCGGTTGCAGTAGTTGTATCTAATATTAACAGTGATTCTTTATGTGTACTGTGTAATTCTGCACTACTATCTTCAATTACAATGCCACCAACGTGATCTCCTGCCGGACGCAAATACGCATCAGTAAATGAATACAGCTGCGGTCCTACATTAGTTTCATTAGCAAGCCACCAGTGAATTCCTGATGCACTTCCTAGATTGTTTTGATATATTACAGTTTTCATTTATTTCCACTATTAAAATTGGTGGAGCTGGACGGACTCGAACCGACTACCTCCTGCTTGCAAAGCAGGCGCTCTCCCAGGTGAGCTACAGCCCCGATAATTTAGAAGTACGTACTTAGTACTTCAAGTTGATCGTGATATTTTGCAATTGCTTGAATCTCTTCTTCAACTGCGTCTATGACACCTGGATGTTCTCCAATGCCTACAGGATTCTTTAAGTAAATTAGTACGTTGGCTTTATGTTTCGCAATTTGGCCTCTGGCATGAAGTTCAAGTGCTTGCTTTATTGTATCTTCCATTACAGTAATCCTTTCCTAACTTATTACTATGTGTATTTATGTCCGTTGTCTATTGCTTTTCTCAGCCGGCATTCCTATTAGCCTATTAATTAGTTCTAGTATTTTGGTGCCCCAAGAGAGACTCGAACTCTCACGCTTTCGCACTAGTTCCTAAGACTAGCGTGTCTACCAATTCCACCATCGGGGCATAGTATGTAATGGTGCCGATACCAAGAGTCGAACTCGGGACCTATTGATTACAAATCAATTGCTCTACCAGCTGAGCTACATCGGCATAATTCGCTTACGTGTTATTTAGTGCTGAATGTTCTCGTTAATTGCAGCCACCTTTATTAATACGTCTACACCAATTTTGGGTTCCATATCTGATAAAGGATCATAAAAAGACTCACTTGCATGGGCATGTATATCCATATTCTCTGTTATATCAAACAGATAATCAAGTACATCATCTTTCATTATTGCAATTCCGGAAACATTTGCTTGACATAGTTCCTTACTATAACTTTCGTGTCATTATCTACAGATTCTGATACAATAGCTTCAGTTCCATTTATGCGAACTTCTTCTTTTGCTAGCTGTAACAGTTCACGCTTGTTAAGGCGTTGCACTGCTGATAAATCAACTACGTTACTTGTAAGGGCACTAAGAATAAAGTTACTAACATCGTCCTCACTCATTGGGACTTCAATTTTAGCTTTAATCCTCTTTATGCCATCGTCATATTTAGTTGCTCTCATTACTTTTTTCCATAATATTCACTTTTTCTAAGTTAAGTTCTTATTAACTACTACTATACTAGTAAGAGTTACATTTGTCAACCGAAATGTCTTGTTTTTTGTGGATTTGTGTAAAATAGCGTTATTAACGCTATTACGGTGTTATTTCTAATGATACTGCTGATACTATTGTTACCCATATTGTACCATTCCAACCTTCAAACATATTTGTAGTTGTATTAAAGATAATTTGTCCTAATGCTGGGTTTGCTGGTCTATTACTTGTAGGTTGATTTTCAGCAATTGCAGCACCTGCTGGGCCTTGAGCACCTGTAGCACCTGTTGTGCCTTTTGCACCTGTTCCCATACGACTAGTACTACTGACAGATGATGTTCCATCAAGTACTGATGTAGTAGCTGGTGTACTAGTTACTATTGTTCCACTTTCTGCTAATCCTACTAAGCCTGGTTGGGTGTTTGCTGATACAGGACTTCCTACACTAGTTTCTTGTACTGTTTGTGTACTACGCTCTGTATACCCAATAACCCTATTACAATGATCGTATATAGGATCTCTTTCTGATAATGGAACAGTCGTGCTTCCATCATTGTTTAATTTTGCAATCATCTCTGGTTCTAGTAAATAATCAAAAATGTTATTACCATTTGCATCTACTTCGTATGCTTTTAATCCATTATATAATGATTGTAAGTTACTTGCATACTGCTGACTTTTTGCTAGTGTCATATTATCCATATCAACTGCTACGCCAACGTTTGCATTTACTCTATTTGTTGGTGAAAATAAGCTACCGCCATTTGACGAAGCTCCTGCAAAGTTATTTTCAAATTCTATTAAATTTTTCATATCTGAAGTAAACCCATTTAGGTCATTCATAATATCTTGCTTAATTGCATCTGGTAAACTAGATAACGCTCCAATTTGAGCTCCTAGCTTTCCTAACAATCCACCAGTAAATAGGTCTGGATTAAATTTACCATCTCCGCCTATACACCCACCAATGTCGCTACTTGCCATTGTGCCAAGTGTGTCAAGTATACCTTTTCCTGCACCTGTAAAACTACCCATTGCATCTCGTAAGACGTTTGGTATAGCACGTGGTACTACTGGTGTTCCACAGAAGTTAATCATGTTTGCAATAGCGGCAAATTCTGCTACTGCGGCATTAAGTCTACCTAGTGCATTGTCAATATTTGTATGTGCAATAAATTCGTCTAATGCGGCTTCTGCTTCTTCTAGTTTAGCTTTTAAGTCTTCTAAGCCTGCTGGAATCTCAGGTATTAATCTACCTAAGTTAATTTTTAAACATATTTGTAAGTTAGGCAATTTAATGCCGTTTCCTGCTAAAAGGCTACATATGATTTCTTTCAAGCTGTATGCTTGTGTTTGAGCTGTTATACTACCATCATTTGCGTTGACTGTAACTTTACCTGTAGGAATATCTACAGATGTGCCGTTTATATAATCACTAGCATCCTTTATACCTTCAACGAAATCATTGCTCATATTATAATCCTATGTATACGTCTGGACTTCCAGAACTAGCGTCTGGACCACAATGTGGTGGAATTGGACAGAACACGTCTGCGCCTGCTGGGTTACCATTTAGTACTACTAGCTTTCCACCTACATAAAAGTTTTTACATCTAGCACCAAGGCTTCCACCGCCATGGCTATTTGGATCTCCATCAACACTAATTGGTTGAGTGTTTATGTAGACATTCATATGTGCTTGTGCATTTGTAGTTGCACCACATAATCTAGCGTCTCCGTTTCTATGAACCTGTGGCAATTGCTATTCCTGTACTTTGTTTAATATACATATCTGCAGCATCTTTTGCTGTTTTAACTATGCATATAACATTATTTATCTTTAGTTTAAACTTCGCATCTGGAGTTACAGTAAACATAAATGGTGCAAGGCCTACTTGTCCGTCTGGATTTGCTATTAGCATGTAAGGCTTTACTATTGTAATTTCTGTTTCTGTTTCCGCTTCTAGTCTTGCGACCATTTCTTCACCTGAAGTAAGTTTTAAACTTACTATATCATTCTTCTTGTATTGTACGTCTATTAACATATTAGTTTCCTATTGTGTATCCAGTACCGTTGTATCCGGTATCTTCGATATATTGTAGTAGTTGATCGTAGCCACCTATATTGAGTTCGCCAATAACTATTTGTGGGAACGTTCTTGCTGTTGGAAACTTTTCTGTCATTAGTTCCCTTTCAAAATCTGTGCCTAGCTGTTTATACTCGTATTCATATCCACGTTTTTCGCAAAGTGCCTTTGCTTGTACGCAATATGGACACGCTGTTTTTCCGTAAATTGTAATCATTGTGCTATCGCTTTGTTATAAACTCATTCCTGAGAACGTATCGTCGGATACGTCTTTTTTCACACCGCCGACTATATAAGAACTAATCTCTGTTTCTTGTGGTGCTACTTGTACTTCTGCTCCACTAATCCATTTTGCTGTCCACGGAAGTGGATTAGACTGTGAAGTTGTATACGGACATTTCATACCCAATGCAACCATACGCTTACAACAAATCCATTCAATATATGAATGTAGTAGCTGTGCATTTAAGCCAATCATTGATCCGTCTTTGAACAGGTAATCTGCCCATTCTTTTTCTTGCTCTACTGCGTCCACAAACATTTGAATAACTTCTGGCTCGCATTCTTTTCTTATTTTTTCAAAATCTGGATCTTCTTTAGTTAACACTTTTGACAACAAATACTGTGTACTTGCTAAGTGTACATTTTCATCACGTGCAATGAACTTAATAATTTTAGCATTACCTTCCATTTTCTTAAGTTCTGCAAATGCCCACGAGCAAGCAAAACTAACATAGAATCTAATACCTTCAAGAACATTAACACTATTAACACATAGCCAAACTTTCTTCTTCAGCTCGTACATGTCAATAACAATCTTCTTGCCATTTACTGTATGTGTACCTACGCCTAGTAGATGGTACCATTTTGCATAATCAATAAGATCATTGTAGTACTTACTAATGTCGTCTGCACATTCAACAATCTCTTTACTGTCTGCTAATTCGTCAAACACTTTAGTTGGGTTTGAATAGATATTACGAATAATATGTGTGTAACTACGTGAGTGAATTGTTTCACTAAACGTCCACGTGATAATCCAGTTTTCAAGTTCTGGTAAACTAACAATAGGAGCAAATGCTTCTACTGGTGCTCGTCCTTGTACGCTATCTAATAGGATCTGTCTTTTAAGGTTAGCCGTAAAGATATGTTGTTCGTGATCAGTAAGATCTTTAAAATCTTTTGAATCCTTACTAACATCTACTTCTTCTGGGCGCCAAAAGAAACCTAATTGTTTTTCAGTTAGTTTATCAAACTGTTTATACTTAACAGTATCATATCGCTGAAACCCAAGATCTCCATCTAGAAACGCATTCGCTTCTGTGTGGTATTTTTCATTTTTTACATTTAGTATTGACATTATCTCTCATCTTCTCTTTTAAATTACACAACTATCGCAATCGTCATCATCGATGATGCCTTGCGGTAAGTCTTCTAAATTTTCACTTGTTACGTCTATCTCGCCTTGGCCATCATATGTATTAAAATAGTATAATTGCTTTCCGCCATACTTATAAAACATAACTAGATGCTGTAGCATTGTAGACATTGGTATTTTTTCATCTTCATAAAATTCTGGGTTATAGCTTGTATTAACGCTGATACCTTGATCAATATACTTTTGTAATACAGCCATAATCTTTAAATAACCTTCTGGGCTACGTTGCGTCCACAGTAGGTCATATTTGTTCTTTAAGCGTGGATAACCTGGAACTACTTGTTTGAGTACTCCGTGTTTACTTTGCTTTACACTAACGAATGCACGTGGTGGCTCTATTCCGTTTGTGCTGTTACTAATTTGTGCTGAAGTTTCAGCTGGCATAAGCGCCATTAAAGTAGAATTACGTATACCTGTTTCTTTTAGTTGCTTGCGTAGTCCTTTCCAATCTTGACGTTCTTTATGAGGCACTAATTCATCTACCTCTTTTTTGTATGTCATGTTAGGTGTAATACCTAGTCCATACTTAGTTTCCATAACGCCGGTAATATTACCTTTTTCAATAGCTAAGTCTGCACTTGCTTTAATTAAGTAATAACTCCATGCTTCTGTCCATTCATCTATCTTTGCTAATCCTGCTGAGTCAATGTCTTGATAGTTTAAGTCATTCTTAGCTAACCAGAACGCAAAGTTAATAATACCAACACCAAGTGGTCTACGTTTCATAGTACTTAGTTCGGCGGCAATAACGGGATAGTTCTGATAATCTAATAACTCATCTAATGCTCTAACTGCTAAGTTACATACACGTTCAAAGTCTTTAGGTGACTTAATGTTACCCCAATTAATAGCACTTAATGTACAAAGGCTAATTTCGCCTTCTTCGTCATGGAAATGCTTTAAAGGCTTAGTTGGTAAGTTAATTTCACAACATAAGTTACTTTGTTTAATAGGTGCAACCTGCTCATCAAATGCTCCATGTGTATTTGCATGATCAACATTTTGTAAGTAAATGCGTCCTGTGTTTTTACGTTCTTCCATAAACGTACCAAAAACGTCCGAAGCTCTTAGAGTCTTCTTCCTAGTAACTGTACGCTCTGCTTCTTCGTATAATTCTTTAAATTTTTCTTGATCGTTAAAAAAGGCTTCGTATAGGCCAGGAACGTCACTAGGTGAGAATAAAGTAATATCTCCGCCAGTCATTAAACGTTCGTACATTAACTTGTTAAACTGTACACCGTAATCCATATGACGAACACGATTGTCTTCTGTACCTTTATTGTTTTTTAACACAAGTAATTCTTCTGCTTCTAAGTGCCAAATTGGATAATACAATGTAGCCGCCCCACCACGTACACCACCTTGGCTACATGACTTTACTGCACTTTGAAATAATTTGTAGAACGGAATAACGCCTGTATGTGTAGCATCTCCACGTCTAATAGGTGAACCAATAGAACGAATACTTCCTGCGCCAATACCAATGCCTGCTTTTTGACTTACGTACTTGACAATGCTACTAACAGTAGAATTAATACTATCGAGGCTATCGTCAGTTTCGATAAGGACACAACTTGAAAACTGCCTTTGTGGAGTGCGTAACCCAGCCATGATAGGAGTAGGTAAACTGATATCAAAGTTGCTAATAGCATCATAAAAATCCTTTACATATTTCATACGTGTTTCTTTTGGATATGTACTAAACAACGTTGCTGATATCATCATATATGCAACTTGCGGTGTTTCGTAAATCATTCCAGTAGCACGATTTTGTGCTAGGTACTTTCCTCTAAACTGTTCCATTCCAACATAAGCAATATTTTCATCTCGATCATGTTTAATAAATGTGTTTAGTTGTTCAACTTCTTCGTCATTATAAAAAGTAAAAAATGCTTCGTCGTATATGCCTAGATCAACATTCTTACGAGCTATATCACGCAAGTGGTCTGGTTCAAATGAGTTGTATACTATTTTTCGCAAATGATAATTAATTAAACGTCCTGCTACCCATTGATAATTAGGTGTCTCTTCTGAGATAAGATCTGCAGCAGACTTAATTAATGTTTCTTGTACGTCTTTTGTTTCAATACCATTATAAAAAGATATGTGGCTCTTAATTTCGACTTCACTAGCACTAACTCCTGTAACACCTTCACATGCATAAAAAACTACTTTATGCATTTTTTCTAAATCTAATTCTTCCTTTGAACCGTCTCTTTTTGCTATAATAATATTTTTACTCATTTATCTCGTCCATATGTTGTTTTTGTTCTGTATCAAACAGTATTGTATTTAACTTGTGTTTATATCTAATAACTATTTGGTTAACTGTGTAACGTCAATATCTTCTAAAATATTTACATTGCCAATTGAATCTAACGTATCTATTGTGTTATAATTATAGTTGATTACATACTTATTGTCAACTAAAACTATTAACTTTATTTCACTATTATCCACATCTTGTACAAGCAACAATCTAGTAGGTGTGTTGCTGTACTGTAGAGTATATGCCATCATTAACGAAATACTATTGTCGTCATATACATTCTCTTCTAATAGTTCCCAAGGACTAAGCCATGTGCTATTATCGTATGGGTCCATTGCTCTTGCACTTACCGGTGTTGATTTCCAAAAATCTAAAACCTTTGTAACCTTCTCGCTAGTGCTTGGTAGTTCTTTAACTTCTGATCTCAAAAGACGCCATCGCTTGAGTCGTTCTTTCAAAGATAGTTGCCATGTGTCTTTCATTTGTTGTACTTTACTTGTATATATTTATGATACGTTGTAGAACTGAGCTACTCGTTTCGACCATTTAATTTCCCAATCTTTAAACTCTGCGGCGTCTGATTCAAACAGTTGAAACTCTAAATCTCCACTACACATAAAGATTGCAATGTTCTCAATCTTTGTTTCAAACATTTCGTTATGTGCTAATGCATATGCAGCTCCTTGCATGAAATAATCATCGATCCATTCACGTTTTTTAGGTTTATTAGTTTGTTTAAAGTCCATGATAGTTTGCTTACCTTTATACATACCAACTAAGTCAGTAGTACCAGCATATAGCTGTGGCAAACAAAGCATAACTTCAGTACCCCATATTTCTTGGATATCTGGTTCAATATTTTCAATAACAACATCTGCCATTTTCTTAGCTTGTCTATGAACAATGTTATTTCCTGGATTGTATGTGTCATACTGTCCAAGTGCCCAATGTTCTAGGATGTTGTGCATAACCGTTCCACGATTAGCGGCGGTTGTAGTTACACGTTGAGCTTCTTCTGTTCCTACACGTTTACGCCAGTTTGCAAGAGCTTTACGCTTCTCTGCTGGTTGTGTAGCACTAAGGATGGTAGTAACACTCGGAACTGGATCACCCCATGGGTTTTCATACAGTCTTTGGCCATCTACGCTCTTACGAGTTAATTCTTTATACGGATAGGGATTAGTTAATTTAAGCATGTATATATAATACTATACTTCTGAGAGGATGTCAATGGTTTCTTTAGTTAATATATAATTTTTTAATGCCCACATGTTACCTTGTCTACTCCAGTGATCATCTGTTGGAGATACTATTAATCCTGCTTTAAAACATTCTAGTTGTTCTTCTTTAAAAGGTTTTAAACCACCTTTGTTAATTCCATGTGCGGCATACATTGCTTTTGTCGCACTGGGCAAATTACCGGACATATGCAATAATTCAAGTTTTATTATATGCTTAAAGTTGTACAAATTATGCATATTATCGTACCATTGATCATTATAACTTTGCTTATGCTCTGAACTGCTCTCATCTTGCAATCCAAATAGAAACCCGGCTTCCATAGGATGTACTTTTTTAGGATTAGACATAATATTAACTCTTTCGTGTAATCCAGCACTATACCATATTTCTTTATTTGGGTTCCAACATGTGTAGTTATCAGATATTTCAAAACCTTCATATCTTCTATTGTTATATTCGGCTCCTGTATTAGCAAAGTACATATGTTTATCTTGACCAATTTTATCAATTTCAAACCTAAACGTTTGATTGCCCCATAGCTTACCTACTCTATGATTAAATGTTCTATTAGTAAAAATAAGGTCTACATCATGTTGTATTTTTGCATCAAGTAAACACCATTGATAATAGTCATATCCTCTGCCGCCGCAAGCATAATTATGATATTCGTGTTGTGGGAATTGTTGGGAAAGTTGATATGTCCAGCTATTTTTATACTGTCCATCTTGATGATAAGCTGAGAAGCTATCACCTATAAAGGCTATTTTCAATAGTAACTCCTTACCAGTAAATGTACCATTTCAATGTATTACTAGTAGTAGAATTAGTAAGTCTCTCTAACTTATAACCTAAGTTTTGAAAATGCTTAATTACTGATTCCATTTGGTTTTGCAATCCTCTGTCAATTGCAGTACCTTGCCATACATTAAAATAGCTAACACTAGTTGGATGTGTTATACTGTACGTGCCAGCAGTAATACCTAGTGAAGTATTTGCTGTGCCTGCACCAATTATATAATTCCATGCGTTTGCTGATGCTTCTATAGTTAATACCAAATATCCTGCATCTTTACTAGCTGTAATTCCAGCTACTCCTGCATCATTAATATCACTAACTACTGCATTAAGTGAGGTTCCTGTAGTACCTAGTGTGATTGTCTGTGCATTTATAATAACAGTGTCTCCATTAGAGACAGTTGGTGTGTTTATTGTTCCAATTTTATTTGCACTTGGAGTTGACAGTGTCATTGTTGTAGTATCATCTACATACGCTTCGAAATTGCCTGAAGAACTTTCAGTGATTACTTGCTTCATGATAGCCTGTGTTTCATTAAACACAATCATATCTTGTGATGCTTTTGCCCTTGCCTGTGCTGCGTTCAATCCTACACTCATTTGTTTAACTCTTTATCTACTTGCTTCTTAGCCATCGCCTTAACTTGTTTATTACCTTTTTCTGGATCCACCTTGTTAAGGTTAGACGCACCCATACTCGCTGTGTTAAAATAAACTACGCCATCTTTAATGTTGTTAACGATAGGCAAATTCTGTAATTCATCGAACAAACTCTGATCGTCTGCATCAATGCCCATAGATACAAGTTCTTTAACTAATGCATCTATAGGTATACTTTCAACACCTTCGCTGCTTAATATCGATAAGAGATCTATTACTTTAGAGTCTACCGAAGAGATTTCCATTAGGTCAGCGTATCTCATACTACTTCTTTAAAACCGCAAATGCTTGCTTTAAAATTTCTTTATTAACTTTGCCGTCTGCCTGTGCTTCTTTTACCATACGTAATGCAGTTAGATATGAATCTTCTTTCATTTCTCTTCCATCTACGTCTGATTCTGCACTTGCCGCGTCTGCGCCTTCAAAGTCATCCATTGGTGCTTCTGCGTCAACATCCATCGGTGCGTCTAGTCCCATTTCTGGTTCCATTGTAGCATCCATGTCTGCGTCCATTCCATCATCCATACCCATGTCTGTTTCTGGTGCTTGGCCTTGAGCTACTAATACAGCGTCTGCAACCTGTGCGTTTGCTGCCTTAACTGCTTCCAAAGCTGAACCAATTGCTGCTTCTGCTGATGCTGTAAATGCATCTGCTTCTGCTACGCCAACTTCTTCTTTCATTGCATTGGTAATGCTCATTAACTCTTCTACTTGCATACTAGCTAAATTTTCAGCCATTTTCTGTAGATCGTCTGCCATTTGTTTTGCGGCTAGTAGGACTTCAGCTGAAGCTAGTTCGTCTTCTTTTAAAATGTTTGTTTTCATAGCTGTGTTTATACCTTCTAGTACTAGCAATAACTTCTGATATCGCTTGTCACTTACTTCAATGCCACTTTCACGTAGCTTTGTAATTTTAGTTTCAGTTGCTACTTTAACCTTTGCTAATTTGGCATTTCCTGCCGCAAAGTCAAATTTCATACCGAATACTTCGTTTAGAACTTTATCTAACTTGGTTAGTCTAGTTCCTTCTAAATGTTTTAATTCCATATTTTTTACCCCACTAGGTTTTTGTTATATAATGTATTTATGCTCAAAGGGCCGATTTGATTTGTTTTTTCAAACTACTCATCTTCGACACCGCTGCCTGTTGTTTTGTAATTGCAATATCAAGTTTATAACCTTCTTTAAGAGTCTTGGTTTTAACCCTAAACATTGCCGCTTCCGCTAAGTTACTAGCATATCTATTATCTAAGTCTAATAACTTATCAATATTGATTGTATTACCAAATAGTAAACCTTTAACGATACCCATAGCAGTTTCAAACAATGCTACTTGACTATATAACGTTTCGTTACCTTCTTTGATATTATAAAATGTTTTCTTTATACCCGGCACTACTGTTGCCTTTTCAAGTACAACTTCATACCTGCCTACTGCTACAGTATCATTGACTTTTGAAGCACTTAGTAAAGATACGTCATGCTTTGATTCAGTAATAACTTGTTTAGTAGCTGATGTTGTAGCCTTCTCAAACTTTTCTAGAATTGATAGCATTCCTACTGCATCTTTACTAACGCTTGCTAGTATAGTTGGCTTAGGTGCATTCTTTAAGTTTTGTGCTTTTGTTGCAGGTGAAACTTCCATAGCTTCTACTTCGTTCAGCTTGGATAGTATTGACATCATGTCTTGTACTTCTGGTGTTGGCATTATAGACTCCCTTTCATTCGTTCATAATATACTTTATTATTCTCTACTATTTTTCTAACAATGTTCTTGTTAACTAAACTTTGAATTAAGTAATTATCACGTTCAGATAGGTCCGTTTTACATATACGTTCTAATAAGTTTTCGTACATTTCGTTTTCTCTTAGTGATAAGAATGTTGGGATTCCGCCTGGCGTTTCAATTGTTTTCATTTATCTGGCGCCTGCTAGTTGTTTTAATCGTTCAATTTCTTGTGCATTATATGCTGCCTGGTTGGCATTTTCTGCACCTTGTTGTGCATTTTGTCCACGTTGGACATCATCTGGATCATCATTTGGTGATGCTCTATTTGCACCTTGTCCAGTGGCAGTTTTACTTGCGCCTGCTACTGTACGGTTTGGGGTTCTTGAATCTCTGTTTTGATCTTGTGCTATGTTGTTAGCACGTCTATTTTCTACGTCTCCAGATCCAGCTCTAATAGTAGCTCTACTTGGATTCGCTGTGCCTGCTCCGCCATATCCGGCTTCGTTCATTGCACTTAAATCTATAATTTCTGAGAACTCTTCTGGTTCATCATTTTTCATTGAGCTCAATAGTTTTAAAGTTTGTGAAAATGATAACGCTTTTAATTGTTCAACAATATCTTCTGATGTTAGCTCCATTCCAAACTTTACGTTTGCAAAATCTATTACAGTATCAATTGTGCTGTTGTTTATTACATCCATGTTATTATCCTCTAGCCTTATTTAATCTTGCTACAATACGACTTGCAGGACTTAATCTTTTAGTCCTCTGTGCCTTCTTGTTCATTCTAGCACCTTTAGCGTTTTTTGTTCTTTTTAATATAAACCTTTTCTTAAGATTTATAGGAGCAGCACATTGACCTGGGTTTGCTACTACTCGTCCCTTACGTGGTCCTACTGTGCATCTAAATTTTCTAGCTACACTATTTCCTCGTTTAGCAAAAACTACTTTAGCTTCTGAAACGATTGTGTTGTATGACTCGTTAAGTAACATTTAACCACCTACTAACGGCGTGACCGTATTTAGATTTAACAATAGCAATACTACTGTTGAAAGCAAGCCGGCGATAACTGTTGCAGCTGCTCCAATTACTAGCTTGTTGCTACCAAGTGTTGCCGCTGTCTGTTTCTCTGCTACCTTATTCATAGCAGATGCCAAAGCGTCAACTTTGGACTCTAATCTGATTAATTTTTCTTCTAACACGCGATATCTCTCCGCACATAAGTCTACATGTGCCTCTAGATTTTCACGCTCAAGTCTTGACTGTTGCATTGCCATATTTTGCTCTCGCAATCTTTAGCAGCGTCTTTAAAAGAGCTGATTTAAAAAAGCAACAATCGTGTTACTTACATTACTATTTATACGTTTTCGCTGAACTTAAAGTACGTATTTTTATTATTTGTCTTTGTGTCTATTTGCTCTGGATTAATGTTCGCTGTTTCTTCTAATATTGTGTGTATTGGTGTTTTGTTAAAGTCTTCTGTTAGTTCGTATGTAGGGTTTGTATCTCTTCTCCATGCATCTGCTGTATCACTTGCAAACTTAAACACCCAAACATCATGGATTCCAGTAAAGTTTGATCCAAACTCGTAATCCGATAAGTCTACTGCGTCTAGCTTACTTACACTACTTAGTACAGGTTGCGAACGCAAACTTATGCATTGTATAAAAGTATTTAAGTTCTGTGCTTCAAAGTACCCATTAGCATCATCTTTAGGTGTGAGTACTCCAGTATCCGTAATATCAACTAACGTGCATATTGTATAAAAATCAGTGGATCCAGTTAAAACCTCGTTAGGTCTACTTGTGCCCATATCTTACATACCAGTCATTTTGCCAGCAGTGTAACCTGCCGCAAATGCTGCTGCACCACGTGCTACTCTAGCGCCTATTGACTTCTTATCGTCTCTGCCAATTAACAAGTTCTTGTCATTTGCATATTTTCCAAACATTGGAAACAAATCACTGCGTCTAGCATTAAGTCTAAAATGCTTGTTTAATTGTGTGGCTGCTAACTGTTGTTGATTTGTAGTTAAGTTGTCCCAACTACCTACTAAGCGTCTTGCCGCTTTTAATTTTGGATCTTGGATAGCTAAGTCTTTTTCTAGTTTATAGAAAAATGCTTGTACGGAACCTGGGTTTAACTTACCATATTCCATTTGCTTTAAAAAGGCTCTAATTCTACGATCATCAACTCTTACTTTGTTTAAAAGTAATTTGTCTTTAGGATCATCATTTAGTCCTTCTGGTTTTTTCAATGAAAAAATTGTTTGATACAAATCTGTTCCACTTGGACTAGCTCTATTAAATCCACCAAATGCAGTAGTACGCTTAACATACTTTGTTGCTTCTGGTGCAAACTTATAATCGTTTGACATAGCGTAAAGGCTTAACATACTAACAAATAAATGGTCAGTAATACTTCTAGCACCTTGGCGCTGAATTTGTGTTCTTGTTTTAAACATACGTGCTTCACCCAATGATTGAATAAACTTCAACTCTTTTAGTGGGTTTGTTTCTCCGTACTGTTCTTCTATTTCATTCATAATATTTTCCTTAATCGCTAAATGTGTCCATTAGCATGGGTCCAAACGTTCCGCCTGCCCAGGCTAGTGCTACGAGTGTAATAACTCCGTATACTAACCACTTAATCTTAAAATCGTCTACTGTCATTTTTAAACCTATTAGTTCATTACCAAGTACCCTTAATGATACTTCTAATTTCCCTACTTCATCTTTTGGTTTTAATGCCGACATTTTAATTATCTTTCCTGTGCCATATTTGCGGCTGTAAATCCTGCTCTGTTAACTAGTTTAACATCCTTGTCCACTACATACCCTTCACCGCCTCTTTGACCTGAAGTGCTAGCTTCAACATCTGCGTCTTGTGCATCTAGTGTTTTAATAACTATATTCTTTACTTTTTGAATGCCTTTAATAAAATTAAATGTTGCATTAAATCCGTCTATGTTACTATTTATGTAATCCATTAAACGTGCTTTCTTTGGTTCTGATAACTTACTACCATCAACAAACTTTTGGAAAGTACTTCCAAGATCATTTAGGTTGCCTGCTTTAACACTGTTGTTGATGTAAGCATAAAGTATCTTGCCAAAGTCTGCCATTTTTAATTCTGGTGGTACTGCAAACAATTTATCTATTGCTTGTGCATTTTTGTCTAAGTAATTTTCTAATTCGTCTATTGCTGGAATGTCCACACCTGGAGATTTTGTTACCATTACAGGTGGCATAATGTATGTTGCGCCTTGTTGAAATTGTGTCATATCAACATTGCTTTTTTCGCCATCTAAGCCAACTGCCATGTGTATTACTACACCAACTTCACTGTCAGTAATCTTCTTACCAACTTCACTGTCTGCTTTTACTGAATACGTTGTTGTGTTAGGTGTGAATACATATTTGTTGTCTGTTACTTGTGGCTTTGTTAACCAAAGTAAATCACCCATCACATATCCTCTAAAGTTATCTGGTACACAACTTTCTACTTTATCCCATATGTTAGTCATCGCTCCTATAAACTTTTTATAGTCATTTGCTTTTTTAGCATCTGGGTTTTTTGCACCTGGGCGGTTGCTTAACATTTGATTTAGACCTTTAGCACTAGTTGCTTTTCCGTCATAACCTTTTGCACTAAATCCACTTTTATCAGTAAGTACAAATTCACCTTTTTCATTTCTTCCAAACATAACAGCTGGTGAGCCGTCCCATTTAATAGTAACTGTATTTGGTTGTTGTTCTACTTGATGTAATGTTGCAATTGCTTTTTTAGCACCTTGACTACCGTCCCATAGAATAAGATCTTCTAAGTGCTGAATTCTAGCACCGCCGGCATCTTCTGCTAATTTAGTTAAATTTGGAGTATAAAGATCTTTCTGAACTAACCTGCGTTTGCGGCTGTCTCTGTTTAGGCGTTTCTTTGTTCCTACTATATGTTCAATATCACTTATTTTCATTTCGGTCCTCTAATTTTCCTAACCCCACGATTGAATCGTTCTGGGTCTCTATTCTTTATACTTAACATGATACGCTTTGTCAAGTCTTGTGCTACGTCTGCATCGTAATGATTCTCAATTAAATCTAATACATTTATAACACTACTTATGGCGTTGGAACCTCTACTTTCTAAGATTGCATCTTTAGACTTTTTTGGAGCTAAAAGATTTATTTCTTCTAATAAGCTACGAGTTCGTTTCTGTGTCATGTTTCTTCTCCAGTAATAATTTACTTCTTACTTTATTGTAGTATTTATCTAACTATTACTTCTTTTGAGCATAGAACGTAACTTGTCGTGGCCCTGTATTGTGTTCTCCACAACACTATTTTCAGCAATATTCTTTTCTTGATGTGATACTTTGTTTTGTGCTTTAATTTTCTCAAACATAGCACTAGGTTGATTCATTGTAGTTCCTTGATCATCTTCGTCTAGATCCTCAATACGCAATCCTGCAATATCAAATTTTAAGTCTACTTTTTGTCCAACACCACTACTACTACGTGTCTTCATAAACTGTACTTGGTAACGCCCACGTTCACGCATTGCTTGGCTTGTAAATATACCAATAACGTTGTCTGCTGTTTGAATCTTACTTATACCACCTGCAATGTGGGAGTGATCAAATTCTACTTCCTCTACTGCCGCTCTGTTTAACTGAGATGCTGTTGCAAACAAATAATCATATTCTACTGCAAAGTTACGTAATTCTTCTGATACAAATTTATCTTTAATAAACAAATCACTTGGATTTACTTTATTTTGTGCTGGCATCATTAGATCCAAGTAATCAATACATACTGCATCTATTTTGACATCACTTTTAATTTCAAATTCTCTAATATAACTTGTAATAGCATTAATTGTAATACCATTTGGCAATTGTACAATCTGTAGCTTACCTGCTTTCTTACCTTGCATACGTACTTTTAAATCTACGTCAGCGGCGTTCTTAAATACTGATCTTGTGTCCATGCCAGTAATCATACTGTCTAATCGCATACTAGATAATTCTTCACTAAGCTCTAGTGTAATATATACTACATTCAATCCTGCAATTGACCAATTCAGTGCTAAGTTCTGTAAGAACAAACTCTTACCACCACCCGATGGAGCTGCAAATATATTTAATTCGCCTCTGTTAAATCCACCATATAGTTTGTTATCAATATCTTTCCAACCTGTGCTTGTGCCACCACGTTGATTACGTACACGTTCAATACGTGCCGCTGGATCTTCCCAATAGTCTGTACCCATATGTTTAGCAAGTCCAATATTGACTGCATCTTTAATCATACGTTCTACTGGTCCGTAGTCACCTTTTTCTAACAAGTCTGCACTTGTTAAGATTGCACCTTCTAATGCTTTATGTCTACAAAATACTTCAAACTCATCTATAAACCATTTCTTGTGTCTGTCATCTACATCTTTTAGTGGCTGTAACTCTAGCCCTGTTGTAGCTACAATTTGCTCCAATGTAGGTAACGCACTATATCCCATAGAATGTTCTTGTATAAACTCAACACCCTTGCGTAGTTCTCTATCAAAATACAAAGGATCAAGTATTCCATTTACTCTAGCGAATAAGTCTTGGTCCTGAGATAAAAACTCAACAAATAATCGTTGTAAGTCTATGCCATATTCTTTTGCTTGTACATTTTCATCTTTTTTCATCATTTGCAATACTTTCTCATAATTAATTCAATTTTAGTTGCATTACTTTCTGCACTATTTAATATACTCTTTATTGTATACAATCTTCCGTATTTTGTCAAGGCATCTGCGGCATCTTTGCAATCTTTCCATTCTGGAAATGCTACACTCCACCCATGCTTTATTGCTGCCTTACACATTAACTTTCCTGCATCATCTGCGTCTGGTAATATTATAATATGTTTCTGTAAGCTGTGTAGTATATCTGCTTGTTCATCATTTATATTATTACTACCTATTGCACACCCATCAGTTACTATTGCATCAAGTTGTCCTTCAGTTACAATAACAACATGCTTGTCTGGAGTCTGTCTATCTAACCCATACACAAAGTCTTTCTTAGGTTGCTGATTGTAGTACTTGGGCATACCATCTGGAATACTATCTCCTGCCCATCTTGCTGTGTATCCTACTACTTTATTTTTATATGTAAATGGTAATATGAAACGCTTGTTGACTCTACCATTTGTTTTACTATTACTATACATGAATCTAGGATCAGTTACATCAAACCCACGTCTAGTTAAATATTCTACTGCTTCCGACCAATCTGCTGTAGGCTCGTCATGTAGCATAAATGGTTTAGTATCTTCTGGCAGCTCTTTTAAGTCCCAATCAATAATTAAGTTTTTACGTTTCTCTGTTTTTATTAATAAAGTTGCTACATCTTGTTCACGTAACAATTCAAGTTGAATACGATTAATATCATTCTCATCTGCACCTAATGTAGTTAGTAATTGTTTTAATCTAGATGTTACTTTGCCCTGTGGTGCCCATCCAGTTTTAAATGTGCAATTAAAGCAATTATATTGAAACTTTTCTACGTCAAATAAGAATCCACCTCTGCCTTTAGTATCAGGTCGTGCTTGACCATTTCTAGTACACATTGGGCAATTGCCAGATATCCATCCACTAGGGCTTGATCGCCAGTTAGCCGGTACCAGAGTTCTTACGTAGTCGTTCATCAAAGTCATACATGTATATTACACTCTTATTACTACTTTGTCAAGTGTTCCTGTTGGTGATGTGTGTTTTGTTCTGATTAATTTTACGTTTGTACGGAATGTCCATGGATCTATTCCAGTGTGATTAGTATATGGGTAAAATTCTTCGGTGTACGAGCCTAATATTATGTTAAACCAGTCGCTTTCGCCTGGATTGTCATTTAATGAGCCTTGCACCCAAAAATTACCTGTATAGCCTGTGCCATATACTGCTAGTGTAATTAATCCGTTTGGTTTGTTATAGTATCCTGTGGCTTTCATGGCACTACTGTAATAGTATGTGTCTACGCCTACAACTGAAGTTGTAAAGGATGAATTAATTTGTGTTGTTAATGGTAATGCATCACCATCTTCTGTTACTTCAACAGTGTAGTTAGGTCGCATGTTTAAGTCTGCAAACATAGGAACAACTAAACCTTGATCAGTAGTGTAACTAAACACTAGATCATAAAATCCTTGTGAGAATAAAGAACTCTCTCCACTTGTAATTATTACTTTAACACTACCTGCATCGTAGTCTGTTATAATAGCTTTTTTACTAACTACAGTAGATCTATCATTACGATCAATTAAGGATACTTGCATAGTAGTGCCGTGTAACATAATTGGCTTGCGATCTTGGTTCTTTATAAAGAAGAAAAACTCAGTATCAAATCCTCGAAATAGTTTTAAAAATCTATAGTTAACCGGACTGTTTACTGAGGTACCTTTTGCACTTGCGTACTTGCCAAGCCCTGGCGATGAACCGTGGTCTTGTAAGGTGTAAAGATCACCTACTTGATTAATATTGTATGTTGTTCCGTAATTTGACATGTGTTAGACTCCTGTATTGTATTTATCAAAATTGTTCGGATTTTGAAAGCATAAATAGAAGTAATGCAAACAAAACATCAGAAACTATTAGACGAATATCCATTCTTAACTGTCATAGCATATGCCGGAAACGAATACCTTGGGATTATCCAAAATATAGATAACCATGTTGCTAGCTTATATGTGTACGATCGCTTAACTGATACCCAAGAGAGAATTAAGTTCTTGGAATTAGGCGAAGAATGGTGGTGGGAAACGAATAGAAAATTACCCATCAACATTGCATTACTTAATAGATGGAATTACCAATACGCAATTCAAAGTTTTAATGTAAAACAAATGGAAGTTATTGTAGGACCAGAAGTAAGACTAAGCAACAGCATCACCAAGCGGATTAAAAGACGTAGTATTAACCTTGTAAAGAAAAACCACTAGCTAACATATTTAATTGCAATACTATAGCAACTGCATATGCGTGAGCATGTGCTTTTTTAAAAAAGTATTCATCTGTGCTAGGTTTAACCCATACATCAGCGTTAATAGCGTCCCAACCCTTATTAAGTAAGTGACGCTTCGCCGGTCTGATTACTGCAAGCACTGCCGCTAGCTGTTCTACACTAGTAGGCTTCATTGTATTAATAATATCAAAGTGCTTATGTATGTGGAAACATTGTTCTACTACTTCTCGATGTTCTAGTAACTCCCACATAGGATCCATTGCAAGCAAATCATCTAGCTTCTTCTTAGTATCAATAGATTTATATAATCCAACGTTAATAACATCAATTTTAAAGTAACCCATAGACTCTGCTTCTTTATGATCTATTGTGCTAAGTCCATTAAAAGGATTACTTGGTATTTCATGGAAGTACACACCAGTGTTATGTTTTACTTGCTTATGTTCGCGAGCAATCATTGCAGGTGTGCCGTTAATAAGGTTTAATAGCTTATCTCTATTAGCTACATCAATGTCAATATCTGTGTTAACTATCATTTGGGTCTTCCTTATCCATTTTATATAACATATATACTGGTAATACAAAACATGCTAATATATAAATCAATGACCATATCATATTTTCATTTGCTCCATAATTTCTGTTACAAATCTACCATCCTGTGGATTGACATTCATTCTACGTTGCCAATAATCAACATCTAAATAATCTGTTATCATTTTTAGTTGTTCGCCACTCATGTTATCAATTAAATCTTGTGCCGCTGTACTTGTAAACAATACCCACGGACTAATTTTGCCACTGCATATATGAAATACTGCAAGTGCTGGTGCTATTGTATGAAAGTATGTATTATATGTTGTGTTGTTTTCTTCTGCCCACTTCTGTAAAAACAATACAGTACGCTCAACACCTCTTTCACACGATTCGTTGTTTTGTCGTTCTTTCATCCAAGCCGCAAAATGCTTATCTCTACACCAATGGTCTAATCTTATTGAATTCTTTAATAGCCAAGTTGTGTAAGACGGTACATCATCAATACCAATGTCCCTACAATAATAACCATACTTACAGAACGCAATATAATATTGACTTTTTGCAAACTCCTGGTAGCTTTTTTCATTCTTTGCATTTGTTCCTATTTTATAGAATAACTGATAACCTCTAAAACCAAGTTGTACATGCTTTTCGTCTTTTTGCATGTGCCTACGCTTCTGTTCACATAAATGAACAACTAGTGTATTCTCTTTCTTGAATGTTTTAGAACAGTATTCACATTTAAACATTTATTTTAACAGCTCTTTAATTTGCTTCTTATCGTACCCATACTCTTCAAACAACTCCTTGAAGTCATCTTTAGTTTTAGTACTAATAAAAATTTCTACTTCATCGTCATTCAGATGATTATAGTTTTCTATAACCCACTTCTGTATCTTACTTTGTTTCATTGCTTTTCCAGGTGCAATCCAAGGATGGAATGTAGTCTTCCCTAGTCCAACTAACTGCATTAGCTGATGTTGCAACTGTGGGTGCTTACGTAGCTTGTTAAAGTGTACATTTACTACTTCGTTAGTCCACTCTAAGTAATGCTCAGTAAACATCTTATCACCACAACTACTAGTATAACGCATTAGTAGCCATATGCCTAGCTTTTTCTTTTCTTCTTCAGTAAGACTGTCATACCAACCTCTATCCTTGGTATCAATACCTCGCATCTCTTCTTTAATGTTTAGTTTATTTGACAATTACTACTTCTCCTTCAGTTTCTATCCAAACTTTAGCACCACATGATAGTGGTTTGTCTGGACTGTATATAACTTTCGAATCACCTTTAATAGACACTTCATGTCCATATGTATTACTCTTAGAAGTCTTGCATGTTAATACAGGTTCTCTTTCACCTGTCTTAGCATTACGTTTAACAACGTGCTGATTAACATGTATCCTAGTCTTCATAGTTTACTACCAAAGCTCACTAATGTCAAGTACTTCAGGTAACTTGTTTGATTCCTTTACAAACAGTACACAGGGTGGATTTGCTCCGTCATGCAATGGAACATTTAATAAATGTCCAAACTTTAGCTTAGGTGCATACCATTTTACATCTGTGTAAATATTAGTTATTGATATGTCCAAGTACTTAGGTGTAAATCCTGTAATAGGATTAAATGCAAACACACTAAAGCCCCTGTCATTCAAACTCATTAAACTTACAACTTCTGGATCACCAACTGATGGATCACAAATAACTATGCTCCAATCTAATGGCATTGTAATTGAGTAATCACCAATTTTTAATACTGCGGCTGGTGCATAAAAACTTTCTAGGAACACTAATGGAATAAAATAGTAATCAATGTGTCCTGGGTTGCTATAGTCTAAAATGCTGTATCGTAAGTCTTCTACCTGATCTGGAATCTCATCCAGTTCGTAAGTATTGTTTTCTACTGTTAAAATTTTCATATTTTATTTCCTGTGTGGCTTATTGCCATTCTACTTTTTCTATAGAGAATGGATAATTGGCTTCTTTATAAAACTTCTTACGCTCGGTTAAGTGTTTTTTACTAAATTTTGCTGTACTTGTAATGTCCCATATTTGAACATTGTCTTTATCTTCAGCTTTACGTATTCCACGTCCAATACTTTGTATTACTCTAACAAAACTCTTACCGGGCTCTATTAGTACTAAGTTAAAAATACGTGGAATGTTAATACCAACTGCCGCAACTCCGTATGTTGCTACAACAATTTGGTTTGTTCCTTCATTAATCTCATCATAATGATCTTTACGTGTTGTAGTTTTCATCTCACCACTTACAAAGTTTGCATGTGGAAGGTTTTCACAAATCATTTGTCCACCCTTGATACGATCTACTAATACTAGTGTGTTTCCGCTTTTACTAATCTTATCAATTAGTCCACTAATATGTTTTATACGTGCTTTGTCTGTAGTTAAATAACTTAACTCACTTTGATAATTATTGTAGACTGCAAACTCTTTCATTTGCACTACGTTAACATGACATTGACTTAATACATCCATCTCCTGCAACGTGCTTGCACTTAGCTTGTTAGTTACTTCACCTAGACATGCTTGTAAGCAAACCTTTTCATGTTCTGCCTTTGGTATAGTTCCTGTTAGTCCCCACCTTAAAGGAATCTTTGCAAACTCCTTAGTCAATAGTTCTTTTAATACGTCTGCTTTAGCTTGATGAACTTCGTCTACAATCACACATACTACGTCTTCTGCAAACTCTGCTAAACTTAATTCGCTTTGTCCTTCTCTAAATCTTTTCTTAATACTATTCAAACTCTGCCACGTACAAATTGTATGTGTTTTGCCTAGTTCTTTTTTGTCACCGTAATACACGCCAACATCTAATCCTAAGTTCTCATAATCTGCCGCTGTTTGTTTTACCAAGTCTTTGTTTGGTACAATAACAATTGACCTTCCATACTTTTCTACACGTTCACTAAGTGCCGCTGTAATAAGAGTTTTACCTGCACCTGTTGCAATTTCTTGCAAGCAATGTGGAGTTTCTAAATACTTGTTTACAATCTCAATCTGATAATCACGTAGTGTAACTGGCTGTCCTACCATTTGGTGTTTTTCAGGCCACAGTTTATGTTGAAATGTTGATTCATCTACTACATTAAAATCAAGTTCATATTTTGTTCTTAAGTCTTCAATGTCAATGTCATAACCTTCATTCATTATAATGGGAAGCACTTTGTCAAGTAAGTTAGTATATGTTACACCACCTACTGTAAAGTAACTTTGACATCCATCCCATCTACCCAACTTATATGCTGGCACGTGGAATGCGTATGGAAGAAAGAACTTTAATTCCTTCTCACATTTTCTTCGAGTGTTAACGTCAAGACCTTCGATCTTGCAGTTCACTTCATCTTTTAATACGATTTTACATTTCATACTATTATAATACACTAATTGTTAAGGAAAGTCAAGTGGTAGTCACAAAAAAAGCCCCGAAGGGCTTTTCTAATTTAGAAGCTATACAACAGCAACCCTACGCATACATGTAACTTCTGCAGTACGTTTCCACTTCTCAGAACCGAAGCTCTTTTTCAAGTCTGCTAATTTAGTAACCATACGCAATGATATTTCACGCATCTTTTCTTTGTTACTAATCATAAAGTCCATTATGTCTGTTTCTTCTTCTGCTGTAAAGTCATACTCATTAAGCATGCCATCTGCAACAATCTGCTTACAACGTAATACTTTTTCACGTGTAGTATCCATTGTAAGATCTAAGTAATGACAACGTGACATGATTGCCGCTAAGTGATCTTTAATTTTACCACGTACATTATCAAACTTAAGGTTAGTAATAAAAATTACACTACCTTGGAATTCAAAAGTATCTGGAATACCTTCCCTACGTAGTAATGCACTATCTGTATTCCAGCATAGCTTACGCTTCTTACATGAGTCAAGTGCTGCCTTTAGCAAGTTAAGCGATGTCTCATCATACAATACTGTATCACAATCATCTAACACAAGAACACTGTTTTTGTCTGCATTATTGTAAAGTACTTTGTACAAACCAATTGCACTACTAGCACCTTTAATAACTTCAAAACGTAATTTATTGTTAGCAAGGACATCAAACAAACTATTCTTTTCTAGAACTTGTTCAACACCATATGACTTACCAACTCCTGGAGGACCCGTTACAACCATACCACGTACAACACCATCAATTGATGCTTGTGTCATATCGTCTAGTATTTGGAAACGTTCACGCATACGTTCAATAATCTGAGCGTCTGTTTCTTTGGGATTGTCTACAACGTTATTTGGAAGTACTTCAATAATTGTCTCGCCTTTACGATCTTTACGAGCTTTCTTAAGTTGCATTGTTTTCGACATATTTTGAACTCCTGTTCTTTTGTTTACTTCAATTAACTAACTTTATATACTAAGTATACAGTAAGAAGTCTTACTTGTCAACCGGTATATTGCAATTATTTTAATCTTTTTTTGATTAGTTTATTCATACGATTGGGCCAGTCCAAAAGGACGGCCCAATTGTTGTAAGTATTATACTGCTACTCTTTTTTTAGATATAGTGTACTCGTTAGCAGATCTGCCAACGTTACCTTCTGAAATAGCTGTAGCTCTAACATTAAAGCCCATGTCTCTTAATTCAGATAGTCTAGCACCCGGAGATGCGATGTCTAATTTATCTCTTAGACTGTCCATAGTAAACGTTTTACCAGTACCCCAGAATCTTGCTAGGATTTGTTGGTTTTGTGTTCCTTCTTTAAAGAACTTAGTTCCTACTGCTTTTTTATTTTTCATATTATTACTTCCTTTTAGTTTGTAACAAACTGTTTGTCTGTTAAGTTAAGTATATAATACTATTAATCGGGGAATATGTCAACCTTTAATAAACCCCTATAATGCTAGGATTTTTACCCGGTTTAACATAGTTTCTTTAGAATCTGAGTACTTTGACACTTCATGGTTCTTAACTGTGCCTCGTATCTTAATAACTCTATCAGCAACAATGTCGCTAATATCTGGTTGATCTCTCCACCAAAACTTAATAATGTCTTTACCCATGTAACATGCAGATATCATGTAAATGTTACTAGATTGTATAAATTTAACATCTAGCACTTCTACAGCAAGATCGTAACGTTTAGACTTCTCACCAAAGTATTGGCTACTGTGCTTCAAAGAAACCATTTTATCAGCTACTACTTCACGTTTTTTATCAACTGTAACACTATGTGGCAAGCTAGCAATAATACTAACAGAAAACTTACTTACATCAGCTTCTGACAATGCTTTAACAACATTAGCTTCAAAGTTGTTAAGATTATTAGTCATCTTCTTAATCATAAGTTTGCCGTTAATGTGATCAACTAAGTCTGTACCCTTTGATGAGTACTCATTTACAATTGCTGTAGTTCTTGCCTTTGAAGATAGAATTTTTCCAATTTCAGACTTATTGTCCTCAATTCTTACTTCTGTTTCAGAATCGGTAGTTGTGTCAATATACCCTTGACCACTGCGGATAAAACCTTGCTTTTCGTGTACTTTGATAGCTACACACATTACATCATGTACTGTAACTGAAGGGTAAGGAACTTTTTTCATATCATATACTCCGTTTCTGACTTATATATACATTATACGGTAAGATATCTTACTTGTCAACCTTTAATTTAGACTATAATGAAATGTCTTCTAATCCGGCTGCTCGTAATTTAACAATATTATTAATCTGAAAGCCTTTAGCTTCTAATGCTTTAATAATACCAATGTACTTGTTACGTACTAAGCTAAAGTCGTTAATCAAATACTGCATGTCTACTACTTCTTGTTCACCATCTACATACTTCTCTGCATCACGTGAACTAAGTGCTTTATTGTAATTTTCTAAAAACTTGCGAAATGTGCGTGATCTAAGTTTACGCATTTCTGTGTGAAGGAATTCAAGTATCGCTTCAACTTCTTGTAGTTGATTAAAGCGATACTCAACGATACCGGGCATGTCTCTGCTTTGACGCTCAAGCACACCTTTCATACTACATTCAAACCTGCCTTCTTCGATTTGTTGTTCGAAGAAAGAGATAGCCGAAACTATCTCTCCCAGGTTCTGTGTAACTTTACGATACCAAGCACTCATTAGTAGTCTTCACTTTCATCGTCTTCATTATACTCGTCAAAGATAGGTTCATCCTCTTCTTCTGCTTCTAACCAAGAATCCATAGCATCGCCTAAAAACTCACAATGATCAGAGATCTCTTTAATTGCAGGCTTAATATCAAACCCATAATCAGCTAGTTGTAGAATGACTTTAGATGCAAACTCGGGCTTATCCTTATCGTGAATAAAGTGCGTAGCTTCGTCGTACATGTTAAAAATAAACTCAAAATCTCCATCAGATAGATTCATTTACAACCTCCTCGGTTTCATTGTGTTCAATTAAATCGTCTTCTTCAATTGGGGCATCAACTCTTTCATCATCATACTCTGACATGACTAAGTCAAGTGCTCCATCTTTGTTAAGATTCCAAGGCTTACGGAACATTTTAATTACTTCGCCAGTTACCGGGCTAATGTACTCTAAACTGTTTCCACTTTTCTTTAGCAATTCTTTAGCTTCAAAAAAGTCAGTTAAGCCACTGTATGGTGACATACCTGTTTCGTATGGGATTTCAACTTGCACACTTTCAAACGGCTTAGAATAACGTGTTTTCATTACTTTACAAGCGGCACGAATACCATGTACTTGAGAAGTTTTATTTCCGTCTGCGTCTGTTTTAAGTTTTAGTTTACGCATAGCAATAACAATACTTGATGCATATATAAAGCCCTGTCCGCCTGAGATCTTGTCATCTGGGTCAAACATATCTTGTGATGCATAAGTGTGATTAGTTGCTAATAGCCCTACGTTGTATTGTCCAAACATATTAACTGTGTTACGTACTAATGATGTAAGTGCTTTAGGTTTACGACCCATGTCACCTTTCATATCACCTTTTTGAAACTGATCAACATCAGTAGGTGTTAGTAGCATACCCAGTGAATCAACTACAAATAACACTTTAGGACGTTCTTCATCGGCCTTATCAGCGTATTCTGCTTTGTAGTCTTTCATAAAGTCACTAACTGTTTTAGCAACGTCATCAATCATTGACATGTTTAGTTTTAGTAGTTTATCAGGTGTAGTGTCTACATCAAGTGCATGTAGCCATTTCTCATCAAGTGCGTTTTCTGAGTCAATTAAGATAACAAAAATGCCTTGATCCTGCGCCGCCTTTACTACATTGCCTGCGGCAATATATGATTTACCTGCACCACTTTCGCCTGCAAGTACTGTTACTTTACCTAGTGGAATTCCTTTAGTAAACTCTCCACTGATAAGTTTGTTTAGTGTGTAATTTCCGGTACTAATCCATGTATCAGGGTCGTTGAATCCAACACTTAGTCCTGGTACGCTTTTTGTAATAGCTTTACGGAATTTACTTACGTCAAATGGTCTCGCCATAGTTTTCTCCTTTAATTAATAAATGTACAGCAACTATTATGCCACTGTACATTCATAATGTTTATTTTAGCTTATTGCTTTCGGTTACGAATTGCTGCCAAAATGTCCTGGGCACTCGGTGCATCAGTAGTAGTTACTTCGGGTGCCGCTGCTGCCATTGCCATTGCTGGTTCTGGAGTTGCTACTGCCGCCGGAGGCGCTACTGGTGCCGCTACAGGTGCAACTGGTGCAGGTGCTGTAGGAACTGCTTCTACTATTGGTGCAGGAGCAATTGGTGCTGTTGGAGCAATTGGTGCTGCCGGAGCGGGTGCTGGTGCTGGTGCTGTACCTTGTGCAGGTGCATCAACTCCATATGGACGATAGAACGTTGCAAAACGTGCTGGATCGTACAATTGCCCATCAACACTAGCTTCAAACATTTCGAAGATAGCATTTAGTGCTTCAGCATCTGGCTTCTTAGGAAGATAATCATTTAGATTATACAAGCCATGTGTTGCAATTGCATCACGTTCTGCTTGATCTAAACTACGCTCCCTACGAGCCCAATTCGATGTTGAGTAGTCAGCATATTGACCCTTGGTAGATTTCTTAATTGTGAAATCAGTACCAGCTTCATAGTCTGTTGGAATTTCCTGAAACTCAGGATCCATCAGTGCTGAACTAATGATCTTATAGATCTGTGGTGAGATTACGAAACGCCTAATAGGATTCTCAGGTACTGAGTCTTCCTGCATTTCACTTTGTGGTACAAAGCCTTGGAAAATATACGAACGCTTTTTCCAATACTTACGACCCATGTCTTCCATAGATGGATCTTTAAACCAAGGACGAATTTCTGCGTGTACAGGACATTGATCGCCCCACATTTCCACACAAGGAACTTGTACTGTTACTGGTTTATTTTCGTCTCCACCTTTTACTCCTGGAAACTGTAGACGAATCATTTGACGTTCTTTCCAAAAGAAAGTGTTGTCTTCGTCTGCGTCTGGGAGGAATCGCAACGTGGCTGAAGTGCCTTCTGGAATGTTCCAGTGTGCGAATATTGCGTTGTCGCCGCCGCTATTACTAGAGCCTGAACTCTTTTTATCTTGTGCCTGTAATTTTGCACGGATGTCTGCTAAAGATGCCATTATTAGTTTCTCCTATTTTAGCCTTTATTTGTAGCGGAACAGTATCGTTCCACTTTGTTTAGCAACTAACCTCTCGTTAGTTACTTGTTTTGCCTTTGTTAGCCTTTACAGTATATAATATCTTACACCTACTGTCAAGTGTTTTTACAAAAAAGATTGCAAATAATTATGCAACCTTTCTACGTAATTCGTTTAGTACTGACTCATCTAGTGATTCAGCTGGTTGTGCTTGGGGTTCTGCATTGTAGTTTGAATCCAAGTACTTACATATCTTAGCAAGCAAAATAACATGTTTTTGAGGCAAGTTATGTAGCTCTGAGCCAATATGTGATAATATGTTAAATGCTTCATCATTCTTACTACACATAGCAAGGTATGATAACATACTGCTTAGTTTTGCCATTGCACCCATTCCACCTGAGTATTTTACTGGATCTTCATTATCAGGATGTTCTGGATCATTTGGATCAATTGTTAGCTTAAAATCTTCCTTACCTTTAATCATTTCCATTAAACGATCAAAATATTGCTTAGTTAGGTCTGTCATGCTATCTTTCTCCTTTATAATTCGTGCTACGGTTTCTAATACAGCGTCCATATCTGTATTCTTAAATGTATTATACATGAACTTATCTGAGATGTCAACCTCTGAATCGCTATTTTCTACGATTTCTTGTGGTTTTACTGCATATCCATCATATCCTTTAACAGTTTGTAGACTGTTAACTGTATGCTTTAATTCTGTTAGTTTTGCTTTAACTGTTTCAACAATGTCTTGATTAGCTTCAGTAACTAGCTTGTTTGAACGTACATGACGTAAAAACTGGTTACATTGTGTTACTTCATTACATATGCTTAAAATTGATTCACCTAGCTCATCATATGGTGTTCCGCCCATACTTACGTGCTTGGCCATAGCTTTAGCACCACTTAAATATTTGTGTGGGAAACGGAATCTCTCGCCTGCTGAATTCTCAATAAACATAGCTTGTATGTTACGTGAGCGTGAACCGCGTACTTCTTCATTAACACTCTTACTGTGTTTAATTACAAGTCTAGTTGACTCGGGTAACTGTATGTAGCTTGTTTTCATAGAACCTGTTGCACGTGCATATCCTTCTGATACTGTATCATGTGCGAAATCTTTTGGTACTATTTTCTTATCAAACTTTCTTATTGTATATTCTGCCATAGCGTTATGTCCTGCTTTCTTGATACTACTTAATAAATCTTTATGCTTATTAAAGCTAAAATCCGCTCCTGCTTGAACTAAAACCTCAACTTCGTCATTTTCTATACGTATAGTGACTAGAAAATCTTCATCATATGCATAGAGCCTTGCTGAGTTCTGTGCGTCTAAAGTTTTGTTTCCTCCAAAGTCAAACATTTTTAATTTAATGTTTGCACCTTTTAAGATGTTAAAGATTTCGGTTGATAATTCCATAGTAGTATTCCTTTAATGTATTTATCTAATTATGTTTTTTTACTATAACAAGCTAAACGGCATGGGTTCCATTCCGTCTTCGTCGTCAAAGTCTTCATTTAAGTATTCAAATGCACTTTCTTCGTACTTTGATACTTCCATGCTCATTCTTACTATTAATGCTAATGCCATTACTAAGTCATCAGTTTCGCCATCTTTGGCTGCATAGCTGTTTCCTCTGGCAATAAATGTTTTTAATTCACGTAGCAATGGTTTACTTGCTATCTCTATTTTTTCTGTTTCTATCCAATGTTTTAATTTTGAACATGCCGCAATTTTACTTTTGTGTGTAGTAGTAAAGCCTCGTCTGTATCTTTTAGCATTTCCATGTTGTCTTGTTTCACTTAGGAATGTACCAGGAAAGTTCTCTTCTCCTGTTTCTTCTACAACTACTAATGCCGCTTCGCCTAATGTATTGTTTTCCATACTGTAGTATATTTCACAGTCGCCGCCCGTTTCACTTTCTATATATTGTGATATTTCTCGTAGAATTTTAATCTGACCTTGTACTGTAGTTCTATTGTGCATCCACTCAGCTACCTGTTTCATTCCTGGCATACTGTATACTTCAATGGCTGCATTGTCGCCTCCTGTACCTAAACTAGGATCTAATCCTATTACATATAACTTGCCTTTAGCTACTGGTGCATACCAACGAACTTGTCCTGCTTTTGCATAAGCATCACGTGCTTCCATATTACTAAGTTTAATACTATCAATTAGTGTCTCATCAAACGCAATAAATTCACAGTTATGTTCACGTCTAAATCTTTCTTCACCAATTTTTCCACGCTCTATATTTGCCCAGTCTTCATCTCTATCTGGATGTACTTCCCATGATGCTAGGTAGTGTGCAAATCCGTTTATGCCTTGAGCTGTTGCATTTCCATACTCATCTGCATTCTTATTAGCATCTCTCCAAATTTGTGCAAATTGATCATCGTCCATGTTTGGTGTACTTGTAATAATACATTTACCACCTGTTGCCAATGTAGGCGAAAGTGATGTCCAAAACTCTTTAGCAATGTTAGGACGCACAAATGCAAACTCGTCTAAGTATGCTAATGATATAGACAAACCACGTCCAGTATTTTCTGTTGTACTCTGTGCTACAATGCGTGATCCGTTATCAAATTCCAACGATCCTTTGTTATATGCAGTAACACCAGCTCTAATGAAATCAGGTAGTGTTTCGTACGCAAATCTAATACGTTGCATAATTTCACTAGCACCTGAATATTTGTGTGCCGCAATAAGAATTGTTTGGTCTGGATTAAACATAGCATACCAAAGTAAATATCCTGCCGCACAAGTTGATTTACCTGTTTGACGTGCAAGCATACTAATGCTGTATCTATTATTGTGGTATGTGTCTACTAGTTCTTCTTGGAAGTCGTATAGAGCAAATTTCATACGTCCTTTTGTAGGATGCTGAATATAACAGTGTTCCTTCATAAAATGTTTAGGAGACTGCGAGCATAATGCAAGTTCATGTATTTGCTGTTCTGTATACTTTTCTTTTGTATAAGGGGTTTTAGTTAATTTTGTATCTACTGCCATACTACTATTTACCTTAATAAACTATGCAGTTAATAAAGAAAAATAGCGTAACCTAAGTTACGCTATTATTTCGGGAGGGATGTCTTTATTTATTTTTTGCTTTGTTATATGCTTCTTTGATACCATCAACTGTATGCTCTTTTAAGCCTACTTTCATGTCTTCTGCATCTAAGTAACGTTTAAGACTTAAATTTACACTCTGTGCATATTCATATGGGTCACCATGTGATGTTTCTGCTTCTTCAGCAGCTCCATCTGGGGTATTTGCCCATTCGTCTAATTTTGTTTTAATTTTCTCTTCTGATAAACCTGAGTTCTTCATAAGTGTAATTAACTGTGTAGTGTCCATTGTTGGAGACTCTTCTAAATCTTCTTTATCTTTAGATTCATCTTCATCAGCATCATCTGCTTTTTTTCCACCTTTAGAAGCTAGCATTTTTGCAAACGCTGCTTTCTGTGCTGGACTTTGTGCTTCATCTAAATCTTCTTTATCCCATGGTGCCTTTGCTACAGAAACTTTCTTCTTCTTCTCACCGCGTGGTGATTCGTAGTTTTTTGCTCTGTCCTGTGCTTTCTCTTTAGCTTCATCAGATATTGATTCTGCTACCCAATGTGATCCAGCTGCATCATGTGAATCATGTGTACATTCGCAACCTGGTTTAGGATTGTCAATTTGACATCCGCATGCTTCACATACGCCAGATGCTTCTGTCATTTCTTCTGCTTCTGGTTGATCCATAAGTCCTAGTTCAACAAGTCTAGCTTGAATAGCTGGTCTACAATCTGTGTCAGGACCTAAGTCTACTGACATTTGATGAAACTCATCAAATAATTCGTCGTCACCTAAAATGCCGTACATTACATCTGCAGCACCATCACCGTCTTCACCGCAAGGTAAAGGTTGTGACATTATTTCTTTTAGCTTTTCAATTTGCTCAGGAGTTTCTGGAACTGCCCAAGTGCCTTCTACCATGTCTTCTTCTTTTGTGTATTCTTTACCAGCTACTTTAAACTTTTCGCCTTTGTGCTTACCAACTTGTGCGCCTGAGAAAGCATTGCCTTCGTTTGGCTCTTCATTAAAATGCTTTTTTAATTCTTCTTCATCTTCATCATCCATGTCAGTAAACTCGTCATCTTTAAACAAATCATCATTTTCATCTTCATCTTCAGGATCAACAGATTCCATTTCTGGGTTTTCTGGCATTTCGTTATGACGTCTAAAGTCTGCTACAAAGTCTTGAAGTGTGTCGCCATCTAAATAACGAACTAATTCGTTAAATACTGGATGGTCGCTACAATCTAATTCGTCGCATAATGCCCAAACGCCTTCTGCTGTATCGCCTACTGCTTCTGGTGTTATTTCTCTATCGCTTGACTGGCTTTGAGCTCTGCTTGTGCCATGGCCAGCAAGTTTTAAAATTCTATCTAAATCACTCATCGCCTTTTTCCTTTTGTTTTTTAAGTTTTAATAACTCTTTAATGAAACTGGTGTTGTACTCATCACCATAATGATCCTTTGATTCTACTTTATTAGCTTCGTCATAATCAGGATCTTCCAATATACTTTTAACTTCTGTTCCGTCAGCCTCGATGTTATCATCGGGTTCGTTTTCGCCTTTAATTTTAAAAGTGCCATCTGCTAATCCTAACATATTGCGGATTCCATTTGCAAGTTCCCATCCACTAGCAATTAAGTTAGTGTCAAAGTCATATGTAAATACTTCATATCCTCTATGTTGTGGAAAATCACGTGGCGTACTTTGCAAAATTGTTTTCCGTGCAGCACCGAGTCCTTTAGAGTCGTATTTACCGAGGTGCTTCTCTATGCGATCACATTGTTCGTCAGTAAGTTCGTGTATTGTTTTCACTTTGAACTTCCAAGACTTTTTATTCTCTGTCAAATATTCAGTATAAGATTTCATTACAGTTATCTCTCCCATTAATACTATTTATCTATTTCAGGCAACTTATCCATAATTTCTGCGAGCAACTGTGTTCTATTACCAACAATCCTTGCTTCAGAGGCGCCTTGATCTTCATCTAAACCTAATTCGCTATTCTTCTGTGCTACATATGCATCTATCTTTTCGCTGTCTTTTTCAAGTCTAGCTTGACGCATTTGTAGTTCAACCATTTTCAATTTCTTGTCCATTTTAGCTTGTTTAGCTTGTAAAGCCGCACTAATCATCTTACTTGCACTATCAAATATCGGAGCCGCATGTCTATCTTCTACGTTTTTGCCTAGATCAACTAAATCATCAAATGTAGCCATTGCTTTGGCTGCATACTCGTCCATTTCTCTATCCAATTGTTCTAATCCTACTACAATAGGTAACGCTGCCGAAGCACGTTCCACCATACTCATTTCTCCTTGATACATTGCTATATCATGTTGAATATCATCTATTGTAGGCTCAACTGCTTCTTCTTCATCAAGCAAGTGATCTAAATCGGGTAAGTTTAATTCTTCTTCTAATTTTTTTGTCATATTCTATTTCTTCTTTTTTGAACCTTTAGGTTTATTAAATATCTGATGTTCAGTTATTACTCTAAACCCTAGTCCTTTTGATTTTGCATATGCATGTGCCGAAGCCCATTTTGCATGATTAACAACTGCTGCCGCTTTCTGCGATGGTGTTCTAGCTTCGCCTAATGTTTGACTAGCAGGCTTGACTTCAACTATCTCTGCATGATTCTTTCCTTGTTTGTCTTTATAAACAATTAATAAATCAGGTACATATGTACTAGCTTTTCCTGTAAGAGGGTTCTTATAAGGAATTCTGTGTGTTTCACTTCCCCAACCTAATATAGCTGGATGATTGTCGCACATTCTAAATACTGCAAGTTCCCATCCACTTCTAAAGTAAGGAACTCGTTTACCTAAGTATTTAGCAGGATTATTTGGAGTGAAACTGCCTTGGTGAAATTTTGGCACTTACTGTACACCAGTTTTCTTTACTACAGGTGCTGGTACTTTGTAAGATACGCCATTAATATTTCTAACTTTTTCACCTGTTTTAAGATTTCCATCCCATCTTTCTAATTCTGGTTGATTTGAAGTAACTGCACCTTTATTTCTTGTAAATTGAGCTTCATCTTCAGCTGTATTGTTTTCTGCATTTCCTGCTGACTTTCCAGTAGCATTACCAGTTTCATCTGGAACGACTGTATACATCCCAAATCTGGCCTGTTCTTCAGTTACTACGGTTGCTGATATGTTTGGACCAGTGCCAAATTCATTAGCTAGGTTTGGATTGTTAACATGATCTGGTGGCATTACAGTGTTTGAACTTAGTACCCTATAACCTTCATATCCAAATGTTACTCTAATAATTGATGCACCACTATCTGAATAGTCTAGTGTATCAGTATCAATGTTTTGAATATATGCGTTAAAGATTTCAATTTCACTCTCTAACTTTGCTTCCTTGTTATCTGGATCATGTCGTAATATTTTTATAGACTTAATGTATGTCTTTTCTTCGCGTAGTTCTAATCCTTTTGGACTAGTTAACCAAGTAGCATAATCTTCATCATTCATAGGACCAGCAAAGTAATATCTTGCGTAGTCCTTTAGGAATGTTTCAAATACAGCATCCTTTGTATCGTATGCTGTTAGTGTTATAGGAGTATAATCTATTCCTGTTTGAATAATACTTTTATTATTGTACTTGTTTAACGTTTGTGTTCTAAGTGTAAATGTCGGCATCTGAATATTAGCGATACGTTCTAGCTTTAAGGCCTCCGTTACACCGGTACGAGTAAGAGTAACAGTAAAGTTAAACTTATTTCGAGGTATCGCGTCTATTACGCCAGTTCTAAGAGCCTGGCTATAGATTTTATATCCTGCGTTCCCAATCGTCATGGTTAGTTCCTAACTATGTTACTTAGTCGCGCCAGTTTTTGTTCTATCTGCATCTGTAGCTATTGCACTTAGTACATCACTTCCATCAATAAGGTGAATTGCATTATCAAAACGTATTGACAATGTAACTTGTACCATACTTGAATCAGCATAGTTTAAGTCGCCATATTGTACGTTAGTAATGAAACAACCTTGTAGTGTCCAATTATCAAACACTGATGGTTTAGTTGCACCGTTAGCGCCGTCAAGTGTTTCAATTTGTACACCAAACTTATATGCGTTACCAGAGATAGAACTTGATTGATCAGCATGATCAACTTGTCTATTCAACTGAGCGCCAAGTTTCTTAATTACTCTTGATGACATATCATCACGGAATACAATTGTAATTGGATCCCATGTGTGCTTACCTGCTAGGTAAATCTTTGAGTTGTATGAATCAACAACAACTTCTTCATGAGTTAATGCTGGTCTACCAGTACTAATCACGTTTTGTGTTACTTCGTCTGTTCCACCGGGTCCGCCTAGATCTTCAAATCGTACTCTAAAACGATATTGTAGCTTGGGCATAAGTGTAGTACCTGCCGAGCTATCTGTTGGAACTCCGAAATTTGTAATTACAGCCATTTGTTTTTCTCCTATAATACTTACTATGGTAGTATCTTCTTGTTATATTGTATTTATCACTTCTTCACTCAAAAAGATAGGTCACTCAAATAAAGCAACCCATCTTCACTATTACCATGTATTATACAGTCCAACTAGTGATTGTAGCAAATTTATCGTCGGCCAATTCTAAATCTCTTAGACTTTGTCCAAATCCTGCTAGTGAGTCTGTTGTATTCAAATATGTTTTAAATTCTAACAACTTAGCGTCAGTATCAAAATTATAATTGATCCAGATCTTATTACCTTCTAATATGTATCCCATAGTTACATCAATATCACCAGGAGTGAATCCTGTGATAGCGTTTGCGATTGCTGTATGTTCTGCCGAAGCTTTGAACTCGTCAACCGATGCCCAGTTACCTGGGGCTTGTCTAATTTTATTAGCCATATGGTTTATCCTCTTAAATGTCTTTAAGTTCCTTCAAGGAACTATATGCATTGCAATGTGCAACTGTATTTATGCAAAGTATAGTCATAAAAAAAGGCTACTATAATCATTTATACAGTAGCCTTTTTAATAATTTTAAGCTATTAGCTTAATTCGCCTGTGTTTACAATTCTAATTGGAATGTAAATAAACTCTGCTGACTTAGTTGGCTCAATTGCCACGTCAATGTAGAATTCGTTTGCATCAATACGTGCGGCTGTGTTGTTTGTTGTATCACACACAACTGCAAAGTCGTAAATACCACGTTGTTGTAAAATGTTAGCTAAGAAGCCATCAAATACTTGTTTAGCATTTAAACGTGTTCCAGCATCATTTGGTTCAAATAAGAACGGTCTTGAAATAACTGAGAAACGCTCTCTTAGATAAGCTGTAAGTCTTGCAACGTTAACTCTATCTAATGCTGAAGCACCTGTATGTAATGATTTTTGTCCAAACACTACAACACCCTCTGCCGGGAATCTTGCGATTGGATTCATTTTAGCTTCGTACATTGCATCACGTGAACCTTGTGTTAAAGCTAGTTTAACAAATTCGTTCTCGCTGTTTAAGTAACCAACGTTAGATGCATTTTGTACAACACCACGTGTTAAGCCTGCTGGTGCAAACCATTGGTATGATGCATTATCACTGTAAGCAAATGTATATAGTGCAATGTGTGATGCCGGAGCAACAACACTATCACCAGTTACATGGTTAGTTGTTAATGCGTGTGGATAGTAAACTGCTGAGTAAGTGTTTTTAGAAGTTAATCCTTTTTCACCATTCTCTGTTGCCGCTGTACCTGCTATCCAAGTAATTGCTTCTGTTTGATTTAAACGGAATGGAGCATCTGCGATAATAAAGGCTGTTTCATCTTTATCAGCGTTCAATGTAATCATTTCGTCATATAACTCTGGGTAACCAGGAGCTGCAATTAGTCTAAATTGAACTGTATCTTCACGTAGTTCTGTTGCGCCTGCTGCCGCTTGCATTGCTACTGTTACAACTTTACGCTGTGCTAGTCTACCAAATGATCCTGAACCATCGGCTGCATTGCTTGCTTTGTTACGCCATTTCCATGCTGTAGTTAGTGCTGTGTTGTATACACGAACAGTACTTGCTGAACGACACATGTTAATACCTGTCATTCCAACTGGATATACTAATGGATTTGGAGCACCTGCTAATAGAGTTGCTTCAAACGTATCATTAGCTGTTGCGTTAGCAGTAATATCACCAAATACAACACCTGCCGCTGTACTTTGATCTGCTTTGTTTTTAACTACCCATGCTGTACCGTTATGTCTGTAAATTACAGGATAACCTGTTGCATCAGTGTCAATCCAATAAGCGCCGGCTGCTAAAGAACCACCTGCTTTATTTGTAGTAGGTGCTGATGTTACATACTGTATATCAGATACTTTTTTCCATTTTTGTGTTCCTGAATCACTAGCAACTTCATAAATTGCAAGATCATTAACATCTGGATCAAACCATACTGTGTTATTAACTGGAGTGCCTGTTGGCTGTGTAGATAAAACAGTAGAAATAAATCCACCAGTTCCACCACCGTCTAATTCGATATCGTCCCAATCAGTTCCGACACTGTCGTAACGTTTGATTGCAATTTTACCACTTGTACCATTTACTGCATCGTGGTCTAACCAAATGTCGCCATCTGAGAATGTACGTGCTGTTGCAGAAGTACCATCAGCAAATATGTCTGATGTTGTTCCTGCTGGTGTTCCGTTTTGTGAGTATACTGCACTCTTCTTCATAAATGCGCCGGCTACTGTTGTAAATAATTTAATATCTACGTTTATGCCGCCTCCTGGAGAAGTAGTTTTAATCCAAACATCGCCTGCTGTAGGTGAAGCTGGAACAGTGTAGTGTGCTGACCAATCTACTTCGCTTGCGAAGCCATTGTCTAGTAGGTCCCAAGCACCTGATACACCTTTGTAATAATAAGCCGCTGTTTCAGTGTTACTGTTTACTACTTCAACTAAGTAATTTCCATTAACAACTGTTGCCGTTGCTGAGCCTGCAGAAGAAACAATTTCTACTGTTGGAAGTTTTTCAACCCAAGCTGATCCTACGTATTCGTATATACCCCAACTTGATGTTGTAGGGCTGGTCCAATATGTGTTGTTAGCAGGGTCGCCTGTTGGCTCTGCTGATAGTGGACGTAATGCTGTTAAGTCAACGTCTGCACGAACAATATATGCCGCTGAACTTTGACCGAGAAAGCTGTATGCCGCTAGTAGTCCATATTCGTTTGTTTCGTCACCTTGTGATACTGTACCACTTACTTTACGGAAATCTACATTTCCAAAGTATTGTGTTAGTTCACGTTGTGATGTTACTAGAATAGGTTTCTTAGCATTTACTGATTTTGTGTATTTTGCTTTGCCGTCGGTTTCAGTTAGGGTTGGATCAACCTTGTCCTGTCCTGTAGCAATAAACAACATTGGAACAGTGCCCGCACCCGCTGGTCCGTATACTGATTCGTCTGTTACTGTTACCTGTACGCCAGGTGAAACAAGATTTGCCATGTTATAGCTCCTTTAGTGTGTTTAGAATATATCTAAATTTTGTTATACTAGTATTTACCGCAAAATGCTTAAAAGGGGGGTTTACAGAGTTAACTTAGCTGTTAATGGTGGCTAATAGCTGATCAAAACTTGCACATATCATATGTTCAAATCCATCACCCCATTTACCATGAACAATCATGTGAATTCTGTTTTCTGTACCGTTGTTTATAACACTATGCCTTCTTCCTATATCAATTCCTCTAGCTTCACCAGGTTCCCATGGTACAAGTCCTGCTTCTTCTAATGCAAAGTCCACTCCTGGTGGATTACTTAATGATACGTTAAATGCAGCCATGCTTCTTCTATCAAAGTCCTGATGTGGTTGAATATAACCACCCGGTTCTAATAACATGAATCTACATCGTTGATACTCTTTAAACGGCCAGGCATTCTTTAGCCAGTCTACTGTTACTGGACAATGTTCTGCTATGTCTGTCCAACCATATGGGGCACTATTTTCTTCTGTGTCTATTCCTTCTCTTATGTAATGATCAGCTGGTTGTGTTCTTTCTGCTGTTTGTCCATGTACACAAATGCTACTCCAGCCTGGATGCATATCACCTCGGTGCTCAACATATCTGTCTAAAACTTTTTCAGCTTCAGCTGCCATTGCTTCATGTGGTACTTCTATATTAGTAACTAAACTAGGACAATTTGATTCATTCATAATCCATTTACAGTACTGTATCATTGTACCTCGGTGTTCTCTCCAATTTAAAAACTGGTCACCTGGATTATTTAAATTTTCGTAGTGAGAATGCTTTTTACATTCATTGATAAAATTAGTTACGTTATCTATTTGTTCCATTTGAACATCTTTCCTAATGTATTACTTGGTAGATTTTCAAAATCTATTGATGTATGATTTTCTACAAATTTAATTGGTCCTGCGATCTGATCTTGTGTTAACAATGGACTTGTACACTTAGCAACAATATTATTGTTAGAGTAAAACTTCAGTTTAGCAAATAGCTCATTGTACATTATTACACGTTGTTCTAAGCTATAATAAACCGCTGTTGGGTAATAATGAAAGATGTTACTTAAATGAACATACGTCAATCCTTTAGCTGAATAATTAGCAGACCATTTTGCAAATGATGTATACCTATTAGGATTCATTAAATTTGTTTGTTCATATTGAATGTTAAATGTGCTAAATGTATCTCTCCACCATTCTTGCCATTCAGGCATTGAATCAAGTAGTTTTTGTGTATCCTGTAGTTGTTGCTGTCCTCTAAATAATTCGTCTTTCCTAGAATAGTAACTGCATTTACTATCCATCATTTTATTCATGTATTCAGTGTAGTTTGTTCCATCCCATTCTGTTATTAATTGTTGCATACAGTCTAAAGCAAATGTACTAATATCGTATATAATAATTGTACTGCCTGGTGGTAATCTAAGATTCTTTGCATACAACATAGGACTTATACCAGCTGACGGTGCAACTACTTTAGTAAACTTTTGGTCCTTGTCACCAATATTATTTGTTTCAGTGTCGGGTATTTCAGTATTACCAACAAAGAATATTTGCGTATCCATCTGTTCATGTAGATAGAATATATTTCTCCAAGCATCATCACGAACCTCTGCATACAAATATTCCTTAGATTGACGTAATGAGAGATCCCAAGAATGAATAGTTTGGTTATCATCTAAAAGTGCTTTTACTAAATTCCACCCGCCATTTTTATGTGTATATGTAGCTGGTTCGGATCCTGGTTTAACCCAATAAGGAGTATACTTGTCATGATGATTCTGTGTACTGCGTATTGGCTTTGTTGTTTCCCAAGGCCCGCTATCATGTTCGTCTCCCCATTCTGGCATGCCTGCTTCTGCCCACCAATCTAAGTCAATTAAAAAGCATTGTGGATGAATCCAAAAGTACTCGTCTCCCTTATCTAGTATATGTCCTATAAATTTTGAGTCAAGATGTTTTTCATAAAATTCAGGGAATACTCTCTCAAAATATTTGTGTACTGTTCCTTGCTTAAATACAACTATCTTTGAATAGCCTGCATTATATGCTTGTGTTAATAATCCTGATATTTTTTCATCCACGAATTGCTGATCACAGAAAAGCCCAAATTCGACAGAGTCGTATTCAGCTATATTTTGGGATATTCCGTTGAGGAGGGAGTTGCTTATGCGGTCGTTATATAACCAACCTACACATAATTCTTTAGTTTCTACTTTGGCGTTCCACCAATCATCATTAAACATATGTTGTCCTTGTAATTTGTCTACAACATTATTTATCTTACAAAATGGTTGAGTGTTTGTTCCTTTAGATCAACTAGTGAAGTAGTGTTGGCTATCTGTTTATCAAACTTCCAGCCTGCCCAGCTCCATTCACTTTTGTGTACTTCTGGAAATACTATAGACATACTGTTATCTGCTGGAATGGGTGTATTTGCTGTGTTAATACCTACTGCTGTTGCCCACCAATCTGGGTTCTCTGAGCGCCATACAACCGCTGTGTGCCCACCTAAGCGTTTTATAGCCTTTAGCTCATTAAAGAATCTACAGTCTGATATAACAACGTTTCTGTCAGTTTGTTCAATTTGTCGTTCACATGCCGCTACCCAAATGTCTGGGTGGAAGTGTGTTCTTAGTACATCAGTACCTACGTGTTGCAATGCCCAACGTGGAGTAAAGTTAGGAATGTCTAAGCGTTTAGCCCACCAGTCATCAACTGTCTCACGCCAAACTCTGCTTTCAGGTGTATTACCTTCTAGCAGTATTCTATCCCAACCAAAAATATTAGCACATGCATCTTTTAATACTCCTGCAAAACTAACTCGTGCAAATCCTTCTTCAATTAGAAAGCCTGCCGCTGTATCTTTACCGTGTCCTATAAGACCACATATACCTACAATTTTCTTAGTCATTCTATTGCTCCGTTGTAATTTATATTATAATTGATTTTTAATTAGTTGTCAAGTACAAACTTAATTATTTGATTTTCCATTTATTCCTGTTACAGGACAGCTAACAATTGTTGTAGAAATAATACGCATATGTGTACTTGCTTCTACTATATTAAAAATAGCCAATGCAAGCATTGTTTTATCTATTAAATGTTTATCTTTATTATCGTTATATTTGCTACTATTAAATCTGCCAGGTTTAATATTAATTACTTGACAGTGTTTTTCCATAGTAGATAAGTTTAATGCAATTTCGTCTAATGCGTGTTTACCAGCATCATATCTTTTTTGTTGTGTGCTTTCGTTTTTTCTATTTCTAGTTTGTGGAGAAGATCCACTAATAACTACAATCTTTTTATGCTGATCTTTATATTCGTCCCATAGCTCACAAAGCATATCAATTTGTGCAAATCTGTTTTCATTACTACTTGCTACAATGTATATGACAGCAATATCTTTAGCATTTTTTACAATTTTCTCTCTGCTGCTGAAATTAGAAATATCATATCCATTATCTAAACTAAAGCCTAGTGGATTCTTATGTAGTTTGAAAATTTCATTCCCAAGTCCACTACTATGGCCAATAATTAAACAATCATACATTTATAAACTTGCCTTCTTTGTAGCGTTTGATCATATCTTCGTATGTTTCATGAGTAATTTTAATTCTAAACATTACTCGTTCATATTTTATCTGTTCAACACTATGTAATGTTTTTCCATTAAAAATACTTGGATGATTCATATCATATGTATACTCATATTCAATTCCTAGAGGGTTATCTCTGTCACTATCCTCACCTTTCCAAAAAGTAATTTTTTCAAAATCATTCTCTGGCAAAATAGGAAGCATTATATTATAGTGCATCTGCCTATCAGTATGAGGTTTAAAAACAAATTCTGGTTCGTAATACATAAATGTTATATCGTCGTTACCAAGAGGTTCTAAAAAATTAAATTTACTTATTAGTTCTTTAACTTCTGGATATTCCTGCATATGTTTTCCTTCGTATGCAGGGCTATACACTCCCATTAATCTTCCAGAATAGCCATCTGTTCGACCTTGGTGTCTGTGTACTTGATTTTTTCTATTTTTAATAGCAGTCTTGTATTCGTTCCACTCTAACGCACAATGACTCATACGCTCATATAAATTTTTAAGAGCGGGTCGATTGTATACAAGTTCGTCTACTACAACATGATGTTTTGATTCTTGCATTAATAGTTACTTTATCCAATTAGGAATCCCAAACCGGTACTTCCATCATTGAATAATGTTAGTTCTATTTCCAGTTTGTCAATTTCTGCTTGAGCATCTGCTCGTAGTTGGTCTGCGTTCATTGTAGTTCCACCCTGTGGTCCTGCAATCTGTGTAAACTTACCACGTGCTTCTGATAAGATTAATTTAGCATGTGCGAACGCATAGTCTTTTAACCAAGGTCCTGCATATGTATCTAACAACAAGTCATCTGCTGGCCTGTAGTTATAGCAATGCAGTACTGCGTTGTCATTTGCTTTAATCTTACGTTGTAAAATTAGCTTTTTATCTTGTGGGCGCCATGTGAACATTATCTCTGCTCCAAATAGTCTACCCATTGCTTCTCTATTTTGCTGAAGGAAATCAAAAGTTGCTAGTCCGCCATTACGACTACTGCCTAGCAAATAAGTGTTCATGTATGCCGCTTGGAATGGTTCGATGTCATTTCCTGTACCACTACTTACACCTGTTGTCCTACGATAGATGTCACGTACTTCCATTACCTCAGTTGGTAATGTATATTCGCTCTGATCTTTCATCATTTCTAAAATAATGAAACTTTCTTCAACTGCGTTCTCAGCACGTTGGCGATATTTCTGAAGAGATTTTGATATCGCTAGCTCATAATGTTCTGGGTCTAGTTCGACATCGATCATTCCACCACCTAGGCGTAATTCAATCTCTTTCTGAAGTTTGTTTAATGCACTCATTTAAGTTTGTCTCCTGCTGTATGTATTTATCAGAGTTTACTTATTAAATGTCGCTATAAGAATCGTCTCACCATTAATACGTCCATTCAGTTTTGTTTCTGTTGTTTTTAAGGAGTCAACTAACTTCTCTAACTTAGATCTAGTAGACTTCTTCATTTGTGGAAGCACTTCTGCAGGCTTACGTATTGTACGTTGTATACTCTTGTTCTCATCGTACCCAATAATAGTAGTTCCTTTAACACTAAGTCCACTACCTTCACGTTGTAGTCCCATTGGATCTACATTGCTAGCATAGTAAATACCTAGCTTACGGTTGCGAGTGTTAAATACCACCAGCATTCGGGCGTAAACGATATCAGCTGGCAATATGCTTGCTAAACCATAATCGGGGTCGCTTTGCTTAAATTTGAGCTTCTTAACTAGGTCTTCTGGACTCTTAGTACGTACTTTACGTACTTTGCGATTCAATTTACCTTCTGCTTCACAAATATCACATGCACCTTCAATCTTTCTGTATATTGCAAGTGCCGCTTTTTGTTGAGCAGTTGACATGTGACTGTAACCTTCTTCAAGTTGTAAACGGTTGTCATCTTTGTCATCTTTAGATACTTTAGCATTAAGCTCTGCAAATTCTGCAACTGCATCAGCATAGTACTTACGAATAATTCTAGCATGTGCTGTTTTAACGCCTGCTTTTTTAAGCATAGCAGTTGGTTCAAAGTCTTTTGCCAGTGATGTATCATATCCACTGTTAAGCCATACGTCTAAGAAGTCTTCTACTTCACCTGTCATATCAATTGCGGCTCTGTGTAACAACTCTTGAATAGTAGGCTTGCGAGTATTTAATTCTAACCTAGCATCTAGTATTGCTTTCTCTTCTGCTTCTTTAACAAATGATGTTCCTTCGTCAATTGCATTAGCAATGCGTTTCTTAATGAAGTCACTAATTGGTTTAGGAGTTCCTGATGTACCAGCTAGCCCTTCCCAATATGCATTCCAAGCGAGATGCTCGTCTGGACAACCCATAGTAAGCATGCGACAGTAGTAACCTGTTACTGCACTTATTGATTGACTCTTCGCTGCCTTAACACATTTAATGTCTTGCTTAGTATATTCGTTAGCAAGCATCCAAGTGAATGCAAAGTCATGCAGATCACTTACTTTGTAATTTTGATAATAATAATCCGTTGCGGCTTGACGTTTCTGATGAAACTCTTTACCTGACCAACCATCTGCACCATCCCAATTAGGATCCTGTAAAAGGTTTTTACGAATCTTTAAAGAAGTTGCTCTTGGCTTCTTCTTTTTTGTTAATTTTATTCCTACTGCCATTTTATTCTCCGTGATAACTTTGAAACATTAGACGATCAATTTCGTCTGCTTTATTTTGGTACTTATCAATTAGTGAAGAAATCTGCTTGTTATCAACAAATCCTTTAGGATCTGCTGTTGATTGTAAATTTTGTAGTGCTTCGATAAACTCTAAATGTTCTAACAAAAGTATTACTCCTTGATTGCAATTTGTTTATAGTGTACTACGCTTCTACAGCGATGTCAACCTTTTCAAATCCAAAGTCTGCAACAACGTGCATAATTCCATTAGAATCTTGCACAACATCAGCAACACTAACACTATGCATTTCGTTTAAACGTTCAATATTTTCTTCCGGGCCCATGTTACCTATGTGAAATACACCTTCAAGTGTATCAGCAGTAATATTAGCAACATGTGAATAATAACCATCTAATATGGCTTTACCTGCTTTAGAAGCAATGCTTTTTGAAAACTGCATATCTAGCTTTGCTTTATGATGAGGAACTGCATCGTGTCCTTCTGCGTTAATTAGGTCAACATCTGCATCTGAGAGTTTAATTTGAAAAAGTTTAAAGTTTGCCATTTTGTAGTTCTCCTTTGTTTATAATACTATTATAAGGTAAGACGTCTTGCTTGTCAACCATTAAATGAATAAATTACTTTTCATTCCTCTTTTTTCTCTCCAAGCATTAACAATACGGTCACTCCAGCCTGGGTTGTTATTATCTAACACGATAGTTGGTGCAACTTCATGTCCGTTACGTGCTTCAACATACTCTTCAACAGTAAAGTTGTTAACAAGTTCTTTCATAAACTTTGCTTTAGTAATTGGCGTTCCGGCATATTTAAAACGTGCAATAAACAAGTCAATTCCACGACCAACATTACTTGGATGTACATTTTTACCTGCTTCGTAAACTGGCTGACCTTCATATGCACCTCTGTACATTAAGTATCCACCGTGGTAACTAAAATCTGCTTTATTAAACTGTGTCATATTCAACTCCGTTTTTTTATTGTCTATACTTATAGTATACAGTAAGAAGTCTTGGTTGTCAACCAGAACCGCCATAAAAAAACCCTTGTATTTCAAAGGGTTGTAAATTAATTTAATTTTTTATTCTGGATAGTGTTTAAAATCGTCAAAATATAGGCCTAATGATGCCCATATTGCGTCTGGGTACAAACTTGTATACTTGTTTGAATTCTTTTTATAGCTTTCCCATAAAGTTTTACTTGCATCCAACTTACTGTAGTATTTCCAAAACTCTGTATCTGTGCGATTACTTAACATATAATGGTGTAATATGTAATCTGAGTTATCTTTTTGTACTTTCATTATTGCCTTGTTGTATGCTTTTGGTGGTGAACCTTTTAATATACATCTTACTAGTAGTGTGATACTGTATTGTACTAAAAATAATCCATTTGCTTCTAATGGATCAACAAACCCTTGACCAAGTCCAATTGATACTACATTATCTACCCAAGGGTTCTTCAGTACACCTGGAGTCCATTTAAGTAAACGTGGCTCTATTCCTTTAAATGGTGTTCTGTGAGCAGTCCATTTTTTAAACTTTTCTAACGCTTCTTCTTCGCTTACAAAATCAGTACTAAAAACATAACCAGTTCCTGTTCTATGTTGCAAGTCTACCATAAACTGCCAACCATCTGGTCTAGCGAATGTTTTTGTATATGGTATACTTTCGCCTTCTAGTTCTAACGGCCTAACCCAAGAACGATTAACTTTATGATGTTCACTAAATGTTTCTTCTGTTTTATCTTTGACAAACTGTCTACGAAATCCTGTAGCGTCTACATATAAATCATATCCTGGTGGAAGTTCTTCTAATGTATCAATAACATGGTTAACACGTTTACAATGATCACGTACAACGTGTCCTGCAAGGTTAGCATCTAAATGATATGCTACTGCTCTCCATCCTTCTTTATCGTACAAGTCTGGATTTATATCATCTCTAACTTTTTTACCTTGCTTAAATTCTTTATACCAATCATTAAATAATGTTTTAGGTTCGTTTTGCCAAAAAGTCATTAAGTATGGATCTGCACCTAATGCATCCCATTCGTATTTTATATTTCCATATTTGTGAACTGCATTACATCCGTCCATCCATTCTTTTTCTGGAATACCTAGTTCTTCAAAAAATGCACCTATTTGTGGAAGTGTTCCTTCTCCTACTCCTACAGTAGGAATTTCATCACTTTCTATAAGTGTTATTTCTGCATCAGGTAAAAACTTTTCCATGTAACCTGCACACCACCAGCCTGCTGTTCCACCGCCAATAATACATATTTTCATCCGATATAATACCTTATGATTATAAACGAGCTAATACCAATCCATAAACTATTGAATGCTACTAATGTAGGTAGTAGCTTTTGTTCGCTCACCCATATTAACAACGCTGAAGTCATTAATGTTATGAAATGTGCCCATATAACTTCTTTTCCAAAAATTATAGCAGGAAGTATCACAAGTAGTTTAGCAGTCCATGCTGCTGCTTCAACTACATTGTATCTTTTTAGCCAATAACCTTTACTAAACCATAAACAATAAGATTTATGTATTTCCTTGAAACCAACTTTGTTATAGACAACAAAAACAATTGTTGCCCATAATGTTAGTGTTAATATAGTTACCATACTATTATTTATCCGCTTTTATTAGTCTTTCAAACTCTCTAAGTCTTTTATAAACACTTGCTAATTCAATAATTGTTGGCCATGCTTTTAACAAATATTGCATCGAACCTTCAACTCTTCCAAATGCTCTTATAATTTGTTGCATAACACCTAATGTTACAACACCTGCTACAATAGCTGGAGCTAAGAAAACATAAGCTGATAACACATTGGCTTGTAAATATGAAAGTCTACCTATATTAAAATATAAATATCTTATATAAGATTTAAAGTGAATTCCTCTAACATCTTGGAATATTTCTTCAATTGTTTTAGGACGAATAGTATTATCATCTTCTGCAATGACAAGTATCTTTCTGTAAGCTGCTTCTTTCTTTTGTAAGTCATATTCGACTCCAACTAGACGCAACACCCATCCTAATGCTATTAAGAATATAGTTCCACCAACAGTCCATATTAATGCACCTGTTATTAATCCATATTGCCAATCACCAAAGAAGAATATTGGAATACCAGCTGATAATCCTAAAAGAATAGGAATAAACTGTATTAACACCATAACTGATTCAATAAAACTTGTACCAAGTGATTCCATGATACGACTAAACTTAATTGTATCTTCTTGTACACGTTGAGCCGCACCTTCTATTGTACGAGCTTTATCGTATACGCTGTGATACCATTCTACCATTGCTGCTCGCCAACGGAACAGATAGTGTGCTGTAAAGTAACTGATAAGAACATATATTAAAACATAAATTGCGGCCAAGTAAAAGAAACTTGCTAAACTTGCCCAGTATTCACCAATAGTTATTGCATTTGGCTCGCCTAATGCTTTTTGTATCATATCATAAAATTGTCCAAACCATTCGTTAATTTTAACGTCAATTTGAACTTGTATCCATAAAGAACTCAGGATAACAGCTGAACCCAGCCATGACCATAACTTCCAATGGGTTTCTGTAAAAAATCTAAACATAAGTTTTCCTCTTATAAAATGTAGTTTTAACTACACACATAACTATTTATATGTTTCTACGATACGAAATTGCATAAATACAATATAACAAGGAAACCTACATGCCAAGATTAAGTTTATACAAACCATTTAAAGGTAACGACTATAAGTTTATGGATCATGCAATCCGTGAGCAATTCGACATAGGTGGTACCGGAATACACGTACACAAGTACTTAGGCCCAAACGTTAGAAGAGATAGTAACGACCCTAGTGAGCCTAACTACGGTAGTGGTTTAGAAGTTGACAATATAACTGGACAAGAAATAAATCCCGAAGGCAACATAGACGAAACAAAGATACAAGATCTATTGTTTATGGAAAACCGAGACAGGAAGTATGATCCAGATATTTTTGAATTACGTGGAGTATATAATGTAAGTGACAACGACTTTGACTTAACCCAATTTGGCCTATTCTTAACAAACGATACACTTTTTATTAGTTTTCACATTAACGACATGGTTGAACGTATGGGTCGTAGACTTATGCCAGGAGATGTAATTGAATTACCTCATTTAAGAGATGAATTATTGCTTACTGCGGAACGTGAAGCTATTAACAAATTTTATGTAGTACAAGATGCGGCAAGAGGCAGTGAAGGATATAGTCAAACATGGTATCCACACATTTGGCGTGTTAAAGTAGCACCACTTACAGATACACAAGAATACGCAGATATACTTGGTACTGCTAACGATCCAGACAGTTTAAAACAAGATTTAAGTAATTATAAAACAGAACTTAACATTAGTAATGCAATTGTAGCGGCTGCTGAAAACGCAGATCCATTAGGGCTTCCATTAGCAGAACATTTATTTGGACAAGAAGATAAAACTGATGAATATGTACATGGCGACACACTAGTACAAGGTGATCAGTTTCCAGCTTTTCCAAATGATGGAGAATACTTTGTTAGAACTGATTTCCAACCAAATAGACTGTTTGTAAGACGTGGAAGTAAATGGCATAGATTATATGACAATATTACTGGCCAAACTTGGAGTGATAGAACATACAATGCAAGTAGCTTTATTAACAATAATAAAACAACAGTAGTAGATGATAAAGAACAGCCAGAACGTCAGGCAATATCACAAGCTATTAAACCTAAGAGTGATTTTAAATAATGGCACAACAATATTTTTATGATAAACAAATTCGTAGATACATTCAGCAATTTATAAGATTGTTTAGTGGCTTTAACGTTGAAATGGGAAAGAACGATCAGGACTTAGCTGTATTCCAACAAGTTCCTGTACGTTATGGTGACATTAACAGAATGGCTGCCCACATAACAAGAGAGAACAGTGAAAACATTATTAATACTGTTCCATTTTTAAGTTGTTATGTAACTAGTTTAGACATGATGGCAGATCGTAGAACATATCAAGATCATGTTGATAAGGTTCAAGTGTTTGAAAAGAAATATGACGACACTACAGGAGCATATACTAACGAAAAAGGTAACAGCTACACAGTTGAAAGACACGCACCCGTTCCTTACATGCTACAAATGAATACTGACATTTGGACATCTAACACAGATCAAAAATTACAGTTAATGGAACAAATACTTGTATTGTTTAATCCTACATTAGATATTAGAACTAATAGCAGTGTAATAGATTGGACAGCACTAAGTCATGTAGAGTTAACTGGAACAACATGGAGTACTAGAAGTGTTGGTTCTAGTATAGATGATATTATTGATGTTGCAACGTTAAGTTTTAACATACCAGTATACATTAATCCACCAGCTAAAGTAAAACAACAGAAATTAATTCACACTATTATCAGTGAACTTTATAACCTAGACGAAGACAACTTAGACTTGTTTAAGAACGAACAAGCATTCGACAAAAAGACGTTACAATACACAGTTGTAACATATGAAGATAGAAAAGTAAAGTATGAAGATGGCAATCTGCAATTACTAAATCAAAACGGATCTACATTAGACGACGATGGTATAACTTTAGATTGGTCTAAAGAATTACTAGCATTTGGAGTTTTAAGACCCGGTATAAGTCAATTGCGACTTAGAAAAAGTACACAAGTATCTGATGTAACAGAAGATATTATTGGCAGATTAGACATACATCCATCAAATGTAAATCTATTAACAGTCGACATAGATGCAACAACATTACCTACTAATACATTAGGTACAGTTGATGCTATATTAGATCCAGCGATTAACTTCCCTGGCGATGGTACTATGCCATCAGCAGCTACAGGCCAAAGGTATATCTTATTATCTGATTTACCGTCAAGCACTAATTGGGGCAATGTAGTAGCTGGTAAGTATGATATCATAGAGTATAATGGGTCAGCATGGATTGTAAGTTTTGATAGCTCTAACATTTCGGCAGTAAATTACGTAACTAACGTAGCAAGTAATGACCAATTAGAATGGAATGGCTCTGAATGGGTCAACAGCTATGAAGGAATTTATAATGCAGGCTACTGGCGACTATATCTGTAACACAGATGATCCATGCGACGATTGCACACATTGGATAGGCACACTATAACATGATAACAGCAAGCGGTTGCTTATTTTTAAGCACAGACACAGGCAGAGTTATGCTACAGCAAAGAAGTGGCGCTGTCAACCATCCTAGAACATGGGGCTTTTTTGGCGGCAAAGCTGAGGGTAAAGAAAGACCTGTTGAATGTTTAATGCGTGAGGTTGAAGAAGAATTAGGATTAGTTCCTGATGTTAAAAAAGTTATTCCAATTAACAAGTTTACAAGTCCTAATAAGAAATTTATATACCATACATTTGTAGTTACAGTAGAAGAAGAATTTCTTCCTATATTAAATAATGAAAGTGATGGTTATTGTTGGGTTAAAGTAGGTAATTGGCCTAGGCCGTTGCACCCTGGTGCTAAGATACAATGTAGTTCAAAACAGTTCATTAAAAAAATAAAAACTGTATACGAACAGCATACTACGCCGTTGGAAAAATAATACCCATTTCTTTTCTAGTAAACATTCTATCTAAAAATGCATTAAATACTTCTTCAGTATCATATTGATGAAGTTCGCTAAATTCAGGATCAACTTCAATAATTTCTTCTATAGTTCTTATATTATATGTAAAGCCTAATGCAATTGCAGTTTCTTTCCAACCCGAATATCTTTTTAACTTAAAATGTTTTTTTATTTCAGCACATTCAATTTTAACTTGCTGTAGCATTTTTTCATCATTCTCGTACCAAGTGTACATCGGGTAATCAATGTCCCACCCGCCTACATGTTTCCACCATTTAACACATTCTTCTGGTGTATCGTGGAATGCCCATATTGTAGCTTTTGGAAATAATTCTTTTAATAATGGTATATGATAACTAAACCAATGACTTTTAATAATTTTAATCCCATGGTCCCAATTAGCAAATGGTGCTTTAAACTCTTTTACTATTTCTTCTTTTGTTAAATGTTGAAGTAAATCAAACTTATGACCTACTGGATTATCCGGACCCCAATATGCGCCTCTGTGCCAGCCAACAACTTCTCCATTAACTTTTTTTCTATAAACAAAGTCATTTTTATTATCACTTAAATTAATATCTCTACATAAAAGACTAAGCATACGAATTGCTCCACTCCATCTAGAACCTGGAGCTCCTGCAACTATTATTAAGTCTTCACCTTGGTATTCCATTATATGCCTTTGTTAAGTTCTGTTAATATTTTATCTGCTAGATAATTATGAGTGTTAGGTCCTGGATGTATTTGATCCCTACCTAAATCTAGCATTTCTTCTTTTCTATAAAGAATTGACTTGATATGTATTGGTTGATAATTATAAAACCAATATTTTCTTCTTTCATCGGGTTCTAATATATAATACTTTGCATTTGGAAATGCTTGCATTAATGCTAAATCAAATAGTTGAAATATTTTACTGTTACTTTGTTTAAAGGTTTCTCTAATAAGATTTTTAACTTTTTCATCTTTTTCTTGTCTTAACCAAAATCTCATTAACCAGGCAGTACTATTAATTGCCCAACAATCACTTAGTATAACATACTTTGGAGTTAAATGCTTAAAGTCAAGTAAACTATCTGTTAAATCTAATAGTGTATCAAAATCACTTATATTAATATGTTTAAAATTAAGTCTTTCTGAGACGAGGTGTGGATAAGTTTTTTCATAAGGAACACCTGTTCCCATTGTTAAACTACTACCAGCAAAAATAATATCTACATCTCCATTATCATCTGGTCCTCTATAACCATTTTTATTCCACGTATAATTAAATTGATTCTCTGGTAAAGTCCAGTCTATAGTTTGTACTGCTCCACCGGTCCAAGCATCTGATCCTGTTTTTCCTACAATAGATCTACTGCCGTTGTCATGCCCATACTCTTCTACTGTAGTATTTGGTTGTCTTTTTTGTTTTACTAGTTTTTCTCGAAAGGTCCATTCTAACTTTTCTTGTTCTGTCATCTGCGTAAATGGTCGTTCAATTGTCATACTTCAATGATTCTATTTTTATCTGGATTGTCGATCATGTGTTGTATCTTGTCATTAATGAATCCAGTAAACTGAAACGTAACTCTAGGTGTATATCCAAAGTTAGCTGTTCCGTGTGGCATATTACACCAATCGTATGTTATACACTCACCTGCTTTGTATCCTTGATAATAAGTGTTACCAAATTGCCATACGTGACCGTAATCCCAATCTTGAAGCATGACTAAAAATCTTCTTAACTTTAAAGGTTTTTTATCTGCACCTGCGTCAGTCCATATTTTACGCCAACCTGGCCTAGCATATCTCATTTGCTGATCAATGTGAATAGGAGTAACTTGTCCTAGTCTTTGAATGTGTAATCTAGATTGGTGAACATCTACACCTAATGCATCTATCATTCTAAGTAGTATTTCATACTCTGGAGATTCATTACGTCTTGCAAAGTAATTCTCTCCATCTTTATCAAATGTTGCTCCAACAATTTTGTCATAATACATACTACTTACGTCTTCTTTACCAGAAGCAAGTATAACATCTTGTATTTCGCCATCATGTAAATCTTTATCTTGTTTACTTAAATTACGCTGTCTATAATTTCCTATAGTCATTTCTTTTGCAGTTTTTAATGCATGCTGTACTGCCTCACTAAAATCTCCTACAAATCTACAAGGTATTACAAATGTTTCTTCATGTGGATCAGCAAAAGGATCAAAGTGCCAATCTGCATGTAATTTATTATGCTCCCATCGACTTGGAACTCCATTTACTTTAAAGATGTTATCCATTTTGTTATGGTTTTCCATCTGTTTGTCGCTATACAGTTCATCTTTGTATGATGTGTCAGCTTGTGTATTACCCGCTTGATGTTTATAGTCAGAGTTTTTAACTGCATCTACAAGATCAGCAATCTTCTCGCCACTGTTATAATTTTTATCTGTTTTTTGTTTCATATTAATTCTCCTTACAGTTTGGTAACATACTAATAATTGTCTTTAAATTACTTTCAGTTAAGAATACACTCATCAATATATGATATATGCCATCAGCCATTGCAAAACTTCCATGTTGTTTTCTTGTATTTAATATATACGGTACACCTGGCTTGAACTCTACACGCTTATCTTCGTATATAAAGTTCCATTCGTTTACGGCTGTTTTGTTTAATGGAATAAAAATTCTAATTTGTGGGTTCATTCTAAATGCATCTCTATGCATACTAAAGAAACTACCTGCAGACATTTTTGCAGCCCTGCATCTAGCTAAATTTTCCCACTCTACAAAGAATTCCATAAGACTTGGACATTGACCAAGATTTTGGTTATAGCCCTGGTTCTCGTTGTGCTTGTCTTTAGAATCTAAAGATAAGTCGCCTAATGGTCCTGTAAGATTTAAACCAAACTTTCCATTAGGTCCGGCTTCCCATTCTAACTGTTCTAATTCGTTGATAACTTTTTCAGAATCAAATTTGTAATCTAATTCAAATATATCTCCGTAACTATTCAGTAGTGGTAGTAGATTTATATCGCTCATTTTTTGGTTTCTTCCTTAATTCGTCCATATCTTTGATATGTTGGATACGCATAATTTGATGATACATTTTAATTACACCCTTGGGTGCATCTGCTTTCCACATAAATGGGAGCAGTCCATGTACTACGCTTTTAAAAGCAATTATGATAAGAGACCAACTATTTTTTATACTGTGCCATAAGTGATAAAAGTATCCCCATCCAGTTTCAACGTTAAGATGATGCTTGGATTCTTTAAACCACCTTATCATGTTTATTCCTTAACTTTCTTCTTCATACTAGCTACAAATTGTTCACGTAACCATTCGTAGTCATTAATTTTGTTAAGATTTTCTACGCTGTCTTTATGTTCAAGACCATATGCTTTTCCTTCTAATGCACCTTTAAGACAATAACGTCCAAAACGAGCACCATTGTCAACAGTACACCATGTTTCTAATCTTGCGTCTGTTTCTATTTGTCGTTGATTAGGATTAACACTACTTGCAAGTTTAACACATTCACGGAATGCACTACGCCATGTTCTATATGGGTCTTTATTAAATCTTGTTATGTTTGATACATCACTAATTGGTTGATAAAAACTAGCTCCTGTTGTAAAGTCAGGTAACACATGTCCTAGTGTTCTAAGTTGACTTCTTGGAAATAGTTTAACACCGCCATATCCATATTGTAAGTCATTTACTGGATTTCTAGCAGACCAAACATATGTTGTATTCTTACGTTTACTCATTGGTGGAATAAAATCAAAGCTAAAGTGATTCATCATATCAGCATCAGCATCTACTACATAAACCATTTCTGATTTTGCTAAGTCGCCTACTGCTTTATGTGCATTACCTATGCCTTCAACATTTTTAACGTGTTGTGCATCTTTAAATCTATTTCTTAATTTTTGAAAGTTCTCATCTGCTTCTGCTTCATGATAACTAATCATAAAGATATCAAACTCTGCTATATGGTAACTTGATACAAGTTTATTTTCTACTATACCATGTGCTACTCCATTAGTGGGAACTAAATGAATGTCGCCCCAACTAACCGCTCTGTTTGTTCTTTTAACTACTCTTGGAAATGTATGTATTACAGTTTTACCAATATCTGTTGGTCTGTAATGCCAAGGAAAAGTTGGATTAGCTTCCATCTCATCAAATACAATCCAAGCCATATCTGCTGTACCTTTGTGTTTTGAGGCAAACGCTAATAGCTCTTCTTGGGTTGTAATTTTAACAGATGTTCTAATTATTGGGTATGCTTCAAACATAAACCTTTTAAGTCTGTCCCAAGGTGTTACAACGTTCTGTCCTTGGAATTCTCTTCTATTGTTAATCAAATTAATCATTGCAATCGCCTTTAACTGTAAATGCACGTGTTCCTATATGTGCAATTCTATCACTTAGTTCGTGACTAATATTTACTTCATAACCGTGTTCATTAGCTAGGCTACAAAAGTATATATCTTCTCCTACTAAGCTAGTATAAGTTTCGTTATACTGAATCATATAATGAGGTAGAGGAATATTTTCGTATACTTCTCTTTTTACTAACATCATTCCACTGCCAACTGCCCAAACAGGCTCAATGCCTGTACCTCCAAACACTCTGCTATCTAAATTGCTTTTGCTTTTAAATGCAACGGGTCTGTGTGGTGGAACTCTTGTACAGTAGTTACCAGCTATGATGTCTTTGTTTGCCGCTAGTAATATATTTAGGGTATCAACTGGAAATTGCATATCAGCATCAATCCACATAATATGTGTGCAGTCAGTTTCCAATGCTTCGTGAACCAATTGTTGGCGTTGCATTGCAACTTCACTACCCATGTTGAAGTGTAAGCTAGTTGGTAAATCAGTCTCGCCGCACTTTTTCTGAAGTTTAGCGAGGCTATAAGCAAATACCGCTGTAACATTATCTCGCACAGGTACACATATTGCTACTTTCGCGGCTTTATCTATTTTGTGGTAAAACGTCGGTATGCTAACCATTAATTACTTTTCTTGAGCTAAGTCAGATTGTAGTTCTGCTTCAACTTGCTGAACTTCGTAATTAAGTTGTTTAGCGATAGCAGTTGTAGATTTAACACAAGCTGAAAAAGCTTCGTCTTCTAGTGCTACCATATAATTCATATGTTCTGGTTGTACTTTTCCTATTGTTAGAATATCTACTGCCGCTAGCTTTGCTAAACGTGCAATCCAATATTCTTCTTCAGTTTCTTCAATATTTGCAATTAATGCATCAACATCATGTTCAGCACTAAAGTCTGCCATGATTGCTTCTAATACTGGAAGATCTGGATGTTGTTGTTCACGGGCTTGCATAAGCTCCGTTGTAAGTATTTGTGCTTTTCTCGCCGGTGTTGGGTGGGCGCCAAGTACAAAGGTTTCTATCTCGAATCGAGTTCTAATGCTCATTGTTTTCTCCTGTGTTGAGTTTACTTAATAGATCAATGAATGATCAACTTATATTATATATGATAACAGTGATGCTGTCAATCAACATCACTGCTATTTATTAAACTATTTTTGACTTAGGATGCGCCTGTACTGTTAGGATTCTGCCATCCGCCAAATGTAGCCGACAATTGTATGTTTGTCGATACTGATGGTGAAATGAAAGCACCTAATGTTGAGAGTGATACTGTACCACTTAGCCCAAAATAGTTTCTTACTGTTCCCATGCTGATTGACGAACCAGTTGCTGGTAATGCCATATTATAGCTCCTTGCGTATATTTAACGTTAAATACAAGCATATTGCTTGCATAACTATTTATCTATATGTCATCGTGACATATACTAGTATATTTCTTTTTAAGGTGTTATTACTAATGTTGACGGTACTAGTTGTATCCAACTTGTTCCGTTGTATCCTTCAAAAATCTTTGTGTCCGTATTAAAGTAAAATTGTCCTTCAACTGGACTTGTTGGTCTATTTGCTTCTGTACCTTTAGGCGCTACCCACGTTGGTGGTGTACGAGCATACGATTGTAACGTGCCTGTAATTGTAGTTATTTGCCCATTAGTATAAGAATTTGCTGATGCTATTGCTTGTGTTTTTGCTGTTACATCAAGTGCCATTGTGGCTGTAGTTGTAGCATATGCTGACAAACTTACACTACTACCATTTGTTATAGCTAACGTAGAACCTGTTAACGTTAATACCTGTGCTTCGCCTGCTGTAGTAATGTAACCTGCATCATTTGTTAACTCACTTACTAGTGTTGGAATTGACGATGATACAATATTATCTGCTGTAAGAGTAGCTAGTGTTAAATTTCCTTTTGTTATATCGTTTGCACTTATTACATTATTATCTTCGCTTTGCGTATACTGATCTATTATATAAAATGTAGAAGTATCAGCATCACGTATAAGGCCAGAATAGGTATTAACTCCTATCTTGCCTAAGAATCCAACATCTGTATTCCCAACATTATTTTTACCTAAGATAATAATAGAGTCGGTGAAAGAAATGTTACTAGTTTCCTGATTGGATGTTTGAATTTTTCTAAACGACATATAGCTAGCTTCCCTTTTGTATACTTATATTTATGACTATCTATATTAACTGTAGTCATAAAAAAGGGTAGCAATTACGCTACCCTTTTAGTTTTAAAGTAATAAAAATTACTTAGATTTTTTAAGTTCTGCTACTTGTGCTGATAATTCCTTAACTGCTTCAATTAGTAGACCTGTAATGTTACCATAAGCTACAGAGTGAACACCGTTAGCATCTGTGTGTACTGCTTCTGGAAGAACTGCTTTAAGTTCTTGGGCAATAACACCTGTTGATACTGAACCGTCTTCAATTCTCTCAAACGTAACACCACGTATTGCTTCAACTCTACCTAATGCACCATCAATTACTTGAACGTTAGTTTTTAAAGTATCGTCCGAGTAAGCTGTGATATCACCAGTTGCTGTAAAGTTACCAGTATATGCGCCACTCATTAAGAACTGAGTACCACTTAACGTCATACCGTTGCCAGCTGTGTAAGTAGTATTCGCATCACCATTGTCAGCATATACTTTCGCTGCCGCAAGTGCCGCATCTGCTTTAGTAGTTGCATCACCTGATGCTGTACTAATTGCGTCTGCTTCTGCTGTGTCTGAGTAGCTATATGAAATTGCAACAGCTTCAGATTTTTTAGTATCAGCATATGCATTTGACTGCGTTGCACGTACTACATCTTTAGCTTCTGCTGAAGCAATTGCTGCCGCTTGTGCCGCATTAGCTTTAGTAGTTGCATCTGCTGCCGCTGTAGAAGCTGCTGAAGATGTAACGTTAGTAATTGCAGTTCCAAGTTCGGTATCAGTTGCCATTGCGTCTTGAATCTCTTTCAAGGTATCAAACGCCGCGCCTGCTCCGCCAGTTACTGCCGCTATTGCTGCTGCTTGTGCCGCATCTGCTTTAGTAGTTGCATCACTTGAAGCAGTACTAATTGCGTCTGCTTCTGCTGTATCTGCATACGCTTTAGCTGAAACAAGAGCTGCATCTGCTTTAGTAGTTGCATCACTTGATGCTGTACTAATTGCGTCTGCTTCTGCTGTGTCTGCATATGCTTTTGCTGAAACAAGAGCTGCATCTGCTTTAGTAGTTGCATCAGTTGCCGCCGCTGTTGTTACGTTAGCGTCACCTGTTGTTATTGCACTTGAAAGTGTACCAGATAGTGCAGTATTTGCACTTACTGCCGCCGCTTCTGCTGCCGCTTGTGCCGCATTAGCTTTAGTACTTGCATCAATTGCCGCTGAACTAATTGCCGCTGCTTCCGAAGCATCTGCATAAGCATCCGAAGTTACCATACGTGCTACGTCTTTCGACTCTGCTGATGCAATTGCATCTGCTTCTGCTGTATCTGCATAACTTTGTAATGATGTAGTTGCTGTTGCAACTTCTGCATCTGTGTAGTTGTTTGCTGATGTTACTGCACCTGATGAAGTTCCACTATCAGAATATGCTTGATATGCTGTAGTAATAGCTACTTCTCTAGTATCAGTGTAAGCTGCCGCTACAGATTCTGCACCAGTTTTAGCTGTAGCAATGTCAGCTGTAACTTGACTTGCTGCTGCTTTTGTATTTACTGCTGTTGTTAGAACTGCTTCAGCTGCCGCTGCACGTGCTGTTTCATCATTTATTGCTACGTTAAGTAATGCTTCGTTTGAACGAGCCAATACTTTTTCAGTAACAATTTGGTCATTGTTAACAATAATTGCAGCTGCGTTTGTTGCAACTCCACTAACGTTTACTGCAATTGCAGAAGTATTAGCTGTAAGTGATGCTGTATGAGTTGCAAGAGTGTTTGTAACCTCTGAAGCAAAACTTGCATTGTCGCCTAAAGCGTTCGCTAGTTCATTTAATGTATCTAATGCTGCCGGTGCACCATTAATTATGTCTGCAACCTTTTGGTCAACATACGCTTTGTTTGATACGTCTGTTGCGCCAACGGGTGTGCCAACACTAATAATAGTATTTCCGTTCATGTTTATCTTGTCACCAAATTGAACAGCTATGCCGTTTGCATCAGTAATATTTTTTCCGTCTGCCATTTGCAGCGTTGCCGCCATTGCAAGTGGAGTGCTTGACGCTAGTGTAAGAACACCGGTGCCTTCCGCTTTAACAGTAATTCCCTGGTCGATGTCTGCACGAACAACAATAGTACCCGAATCGTCTTCTAGTACTTTTTGGTTGTTAATGTACAATGAACCTTGAGATAGATATAAGTCTTTCCACTTTGCAGTAGGAGAACCTAGATCGAAACCAGTTGTGCCATCTGAATCTACAGTAGGAAGAATGTGCCCGCCCATTGATAGATTTGCTAATAATTCAGATGCGTCATCAGTTTTGAAACCACCATCAATTATAAATTTTCTTTGTGCCATTTTATGACTCCTTTTTGATCAAAAAAGTTATTGCTACATTGAGTAGCAATGTATTTATTGCTTTTTTATAGCTATTAACTGCTTTTATAACAATCATTAGCTAAAAAAGGGGCGTCACCTTTAACAGCGGCGCCCCTTAAATGTTAACTATTTAAGAGACGTAAACGTTTCTTAAACATCGATGTATGTTCCAATAACTTTAACAGTTGCTGAACCTGATGTCGGTGTGTATGTTAACAACACATTATTACCACTCATTGTTACACTTGCATCACCAATTAAATCTGTACCAGTATAAACTAGTGCAAACTCTGTGATATATGCAGTTGTACCGTCGTGTACTACTAATGCTTCACGTGTTTCGAAGTTACCAGCGCCATCACCTACTTGGATCACATACTTAGCTGAACGATACAATGTACCATTAAACGAATCTACTGTAGTAGAACCAGTTGCTGAAACTTCAGCTTTCTGGACGTATGCTTTGATATCAGCTGCTAATTTATCAGTTGTAACTTGACCAGCTGTTAATACTGGAGTTAGTCCTGACATGTGAGCAACAACTACTGCCTGCGTACCTGTTGGTAACGCACTTGAGAAAGTAATCGTTTGTGCTGAACCATTAATAGTATAGTGAGTACCTGGATCCTGAATAACACCGCCAACAAATACCATGCTGTTAGCTTGGTCTGTTACGAAGTTAATCGAGTAAGTAGTCGCTACACCATCACCTGGGATAGTTTGACGTTGGTTAGATGTAAACAGTTCCAATGGATCTTTAAGAGCCATTCCTGTTTCACCTGCGTTAACTGCTAGAACGTAATTAGCTTTATCTGTGTATGCCGTATCGGATACATCAGTTAAGTCTAGTACTGATTCATTAGTGTCAATTGAGATTACACCAGTGCTGTTATCGTATGTTACGAGTCCTGCGCCTGCTGTGTCTACAACACTAATTGATGTTCTTGCACGTGCAGTTGTGAAGTACAAGTTGCTGCCTTCAGCTAAGTCATCTGTAGTGTATACAGTGATGTCTTGGCTTGAAATTGCTGCGTCTAGTACTGCTTTAGAAACTGCATCACCCGGTAGGGATGCTGTGCTTAAACCAGTTAGCATGTTTGTACCCATATCAATATCACCACTCATTACGCCACCAGCTTTAGCTAGTTTAGTTGCGATTGTAGTGTCTTGAGCTGAGTCAGCTGCTGCAAATTCAGTGCGTATTGCACCTCTATCTGTAGTTGCTGTTGCGTGGTCTGTATCGTTAGCTGATACTTCTGCCGCTAGTGCTACGCTTAATGCTGCTTCCGCTGCTCTGGCTGTTGTAGCCTCGTCAGTGATTGCAGTACCATTTGCCGCTACTGCACCAGTCAATGTACCATCTGCATCTTGGAATGCTGTAACGATTTCACTTAATGAATCAAGTGCCGCTGCATCTGTGTTGCTGATGATGTTTGCTACTGTTGCTGTAAGGTTAGTAACTGATAATGCGTTTGCCGCTTCCGCTGCCGTTGCACGTGTTACTTCAGAAGTTAAGTTACCAGATACTGTTACAATAGAAGCTGCGTTAACACCCTCTGCCGCTGTTGCTCTAGTTACTTCGTTACTGACTGCTGTTGCGTTTGCACTCTCTGCTGCTCTAGCTGTAGACGCTTCTGATGCTAAGTTGTTTGTTAGCACTGTTTCCGCTGCTCTAGCTGTAGTTGCTTCAGAGTTAATTGCAGTATCAAGTTTGTCGTCTGCATCTTTTAATGAACTTGCTGTATCAATAAAGTTTGCAGAACCGTTAGCAACATATGAACCAGTTGCTGTTAAACCAGCGCCTGCTTGTGTTGTTGTAATTTCGGTTAAGTTTGATCCTACGTTTGTTGTAAGAGTTGCTTCTGCTGCTCTTGCAGTAACAGCTTCCGCTGCGATTGCATTTGAGTTAGCTAATTCAGCTGCTCTTGCTGTAGTTGCTTCTGCTGATATTGCATTTGCATTAACTGCTTCCGCCGCCGCTGCACGTGTCGCTTCAGCTACAATGCTAGCATTGTTTGCAGAAATGTCTGATACGTTAGTTGCGATGTTAGTTGCGTTAGTTGCAATTGCAGTTACATTAGTTGCAATGCCTGCTGTGTTTGTTGCGATATTACTTGTGTGTGTAGCGTCTGCTGATGTTCTAGCAGTCTGCTCAGCTAATATAGCCGCATCCAATAATGTGTCCGCACCTTTTAAAGATGCCGCTGTATCTATTGCATGTGTACCTGAAAGAGCTGTGTATCCACCGTCTGCCGCAAGTCCTGCACCTACTTGTGTTGCATCTACTTCAGCTTGCAAAGTTGCTAAACCACCTGAGCTCGCACTGTTAAGTTCATTAATCGCACCTGTTACAGTTTGTGCTGTAGTAGTAATTGTTGCTGAACCCATAGTTGTTTCGAGTGCGTCTACGTTAGCTTCTTCAGTAGTTAGGCGGTTGCCTAATGCTGTGTCTGCTGCCGCAAATTCACTACGTACAAGTGTACGATCTGCTGATGAAGCTGATGCTAATGAAGTAATTGCACCATTGATAGTTCCGTCAGCTGTTTGGAATGCAGTAACAATTTCTGTTAATGAATCTAAGGCTGCTGGATCTGTGTTAGTTAGAATTGAATCAATTCTACTTGTCTCAGTATCAATGTTGGCTTGTAATGTTGCTTCTGCTGCTCTAGCCGCAACAATTTCGTTGTTTAGACCAGTTAAGTTAGTAGCAATACCTGAGATGTTAGTTGCGATAAGTGCCGCATGGTTAACATCAATTGTTGTAGAACGTGATGTTTCGTCACTAATCGCTGTTGCGTTAGCAAGTTCTGCCGCTCTAGATGTTACTGCTTCTGCCGCGATTGCATTAGTATTTACAAGTTCTGCCGCTGCCGCTCTAGTTGCTTCAGCTGTGATTGCAGTGTTTAACACTACATCTGCTGCTGCTCTGTCGCTTGCTTCAGTTGAAATTGCACTTGCGTTCGTTGCGATGCCAGTTGCGTTAGTTGCAATGTCGCCATCGTTTGCAGTGATGTTAATAGCATTAGCTTCTTCTGCTGCTTCGGCACGAGTTTTTTCAACTAGTACTTTGGCGCTTGCATCTGTTGCCGCTGTTGCTTCTGCTGCTGCTTGTGCCGCGTCTGCTTTAGTAGTTGCATCTGCTGCCGCTGTAGCGATCGCATCTGCTTCTGCTGTATCAGCATAAGCGTCTGAAGTTACCATACGTGCTACGTCTTTTGCTTCTGCTGACGCAATTGCGTCTGCTTCTGCTGTATCTGCGTATGCGTCACTTGCCGCTTTAACTGCTACGTCTGCTGCTGCTCTGTTAGTTACTTCGTTAGCAATGGCAGTTGCGTTTACTAATTCTGCTGCTCTTGCTGTAACTGCTTCTGCATCAACGTTTGCTTGTAATGTTGCATCGCCGCTTGCTCTGTCACTAATCTCACTATTGAGACTTGTTGTAACAGTATTAAACGCCGCTGTTAATGTGCTATCGCCTGCTTGGAATGCAGTAACAATTTCTGTTAATGAATCCAATGCCGCTGCATCTGTGTTACTTACAATGTTAGCAATGTTAGTTGCGTTAGTTGCAATGTCAGTTGCGTTAGTAGCAATGTCAGTTACGTTAGTAGCTATGCCTGCTGTTGCAGTTGTTACTTCAGTGTGTAGTTCGTTAATCGCTCCACCTAATGAAGTAGCTGTAGTGTCTAATGGTGTGTTACTAATATCACCAATAGTTGTTTCGAGTGCTGTTACATCTGCTTCTGATGCTGTTACACGAACGTCTAATGCTGCGTCTGCCGCATCGCTTATTACTTTTTGTGCTACGTCTTTTGCTTCTGCTGAACTAATTGCTGCCGCTTGTGCCGCATTAGCTTTAGTAGTTGCATCGCCTGATGCAGTACTAATTGCATCTGCTTCTGCTGTATCTGCATAAGTTTCCATAGCTGTTGTAACTGCTACGTCTCCTGCTGCAAATTCACTACGTACTGCTGTATCAGCAGTTGCTCTTGCTACGGATTCAGAATTAATATCTGTTGCGTTTGCAAGTTCAGATGCTCTAGCTGTAGCCGCTTCTGATGCAAGATCAGCTGTTAGTGTTGAAACTTCGCCATTTGTAGTTGCAATTTCTGCCGCTAGTCCATTTGCGTTAGTAATGATGTCAGCTTCTGCAGAAGTAGTACGAGCATCTAGTGCTTGTTCTGCTGCTCTTGCTGTAGCCGCTTCATTAACTATTGCTGTTGCGTTAGTTCCTTCGTTTGCTCTAGCAGTAACAGCTTCCGCTGCAATTGCTGTAGTATTTAAGCCTTCTGCTGTAGTTGCACGTGATACTTCGTTTGTAATTAATGTTGAGTTTGCAACAATAGCCGCTGTTAAAGCACTATCTTGCGTTTGGAACTCAGCAACAATTTCACTTAACGAGTCAAGTGCAGCCGGGTCAACATTACTAATAATGTTGCTTATTTGTGTTTGTAAACCAGCGTCCGCCGATTTGTAAGCTATGTCTAGTGCAGACTCTGCTGCTCTTGCTGTAGCTACTTCGGTGGCTAGATCTGCAGTTAGTGTACCTTCAGCTGAACGTGCTGCCGTAGCTTCTGCAACAACCGCGTTAGCGTTTGCTACTTCTGCTGCTCTAGCTATAACCGCTTCCGCATCAACCGCAGTTGAAATGGCGCTGGCTGTTGCTGAAACTGCACGTGCATCTGTGAAGTATTTTGCTGACGCATTCTCAGCTAAGTCAGCTGTATCAAAAGAGGCAATTAAGTCTCCTGCTGAAACGGCTGCCAATGCTGATGTTGCATTAACGTGTACTAACAGAGTATCTAGGTTCTGTAAAGATGAAGCACTAGTTTGGCCTGAAACTGCACTTACATCTAACTTAGTGTTAAGGATCGACTGATCCGCTAACGCTGGACTCTTAATTTGTCTAAAAGCCATAGAGATTTCTCCAATCAAATATATTTGATATGCGTATAATCTTTACACGCATAAGTATACCAATTGCTTAAAAAGGCATACTACGTTGATTTTATAAAAAGAATAAAACCTACGCAATGTATTTATATGAAATTGCTCTCTATTAACCTATATGATTATGTTTATTTTGGAACCAATTTAGATTAAATTGGCATGTACCTAAAGTCAACGACTGAACTCGTTGCTGGTGCTATAGTAATAGTTAGTGTGGTACCAACTATACTGTATTCTGTTGGAGCTAATACTGCTCCATTAACAATAACAAGTACACTATGAACAGAATGTCCTGCTTGGATTGTGTAATCCTTTGTAGTGTTGTCACCTGTGTACTGACTACTAGTATATATCAATTTTAAGTGATTGTTTTCTATGCAGTTATCTGGAAAAGCAGTAGTTTGTGAGAATGAATATCTATACTTTACATAAACATCTGTTCCTGCTATAGGCATGTCTGTAAATACTAGCTGATCACCAGTAATAGTAAATATGTCTGGTCTTTGTAATACATCATCAACATATACATCAACTGCTTCTGTTGTAGCTGGAGTTTCTGATAATGTAAATGTACTGCTTGAACCTGTTGCAATAAATGTTTCTGCTGGTGCTATTGATGATACTGGTAATGCTAAGTCGTTTCTTAGTAGTGCTTCTAAACTAGTTAAGTCAGTTGATGTAGCAAATGCACTATCCGCACTTTGAAATGCTGAAACAATTTCTGTAAGTGAGTCAAGTACTGCTGGATCAGTATTAGTTAAGATGCTACTTACTTGTGTTTGTAAAGATGCAATACTATTATTAATATTTGCTGTTTCAGCAGGATCTGTTACACCTAGTTGGCCGCCGTAAACTGCACCACTTATGTAAACACTTTTATCTGTAAACGTTTTTCCATTTGGAAGACTATCACCAATAAAGTTAAGTACACCACTTTGGTAATCAAAGAACCATTCGTCACTATTACCGCTACCGGTAACAAATACTTTGTTAGCTAAACTTTCTGCATTGTCGGGATCATTCTCATCATGTATATAAACACTTACTAAGTATGTGCTACCAAACTCAGGAGTAATCCAATCTATAGTATTTGTTTTCCAGGTTCTATTTCCTGTTGCTGTAATATCTTCAGTACACTCAATTGCAGTTTTAATAGTAACAGTGGGTGTTGTAGCATTTGGTTTAACACCAGGTATGCTTCCAGACTCTGCCCATACTCTATCACCACGTAGTAAAAGTGGACTAGCTATACTTTCGTTAGCCGCTAACTTATTTGCATTTGTGTCTGTTTTTGTACTACCATAACCTAATTTCTTAAATAGATAGTCAATTTTTTGATTATTAGAAATAGCCATTAGCTAGCTTCCCCTACTTGTAACTGTGTTATACTTTTGCCAGTTGCTAATCCAATTCTAACTAAAACAACATTGTTTGTTGCATTAGACATGTTTTCACTACCTAGTGTCATTGTATAACTTGCATTGATATTCGTATCAGTTGGTATAACGTCTGCACCCGATAACGCACAACCGTTGCCGCCGTTACCGCCATTTGCTGTGTTACTTCCTGGTACGCCAACACCTTGGTATTGTGACGTACATTCTATCCAACCGTTTAATCCACTTGACGAATCAATTGTTGTTCCTGGTGCTGCTATCCACATTCCAGTAATTCCGCTTGAAGTGATATCAATATCAAAGTTAGCAACAACTTTTCTACGGAATGCAAATGTAAAGTATTGAGTTCCTGTGTCTGAACTTCTGTCTGGTCCTACTGGTAAAAATCCTGTAGAATAATCTGTTGTATTGTGTTCTACTACGCCCCATCTTACTGTGGCGTCTTGTGTACCACTTACACTAACTGCACCAGTGAATGGTGAAGCCGCATAATCAGTAGCACTATTAATAGTTGGGGTATCTGTTCCATAAGCAATGAAATCAACAATACGAATACCATTGTCTGTAATTACTCCATTTCCTAAAGATGCACTAACATCAATGCTGTCCTCTATAATGCCTGTAGGATTAGCTGTATGCACCTGTACAGCGGTGTTTGCCAACTCTACGTAGTTTGAGCTACCATTGACGTTATTAGCCTTGAATTTAAGCGTCTCAACGGTCTTAACATTACTTGTTGTTATGTTAATAAGTTGGTCTGCAAAGCTGTAAGTCAATGTATTTGCTTGTGGAATTCCACTAGTTAAATAAGTTGCGTCTTCTAAATCAGCATATCCTTTAAACTGTGTACTAACTGTTGCACCTGTAGTGTTTTCAGAATTAGTACCATTAGTAATCTCAAGAACTAAGTTTGTATCTGTATACGCTTGTCCTATCCAATTACTAATTTCAATGCCGCTTATTGACAATGTCGGGCTACCTGTGTTATAGTAAGGTATGCCCGATATGTATCTATAAGTTCCTGCATTGTTTTCAGAAAGAATCGAACCAGTAATATCAAGTGTAGGTACGGCAGTTAAGTCATCACACACAACGGTTACGTAGTTTGTATTACCTGTATTACTGTGTTCTATTCTTTCATCATTCACACCTGTTGGGTACTCTGCAAAAGGTTTATTAATTTTTGCATCAAATGTTTGGTAAAAACCTGTAGGATATGTTGAAGCACTTATTGTATTATTAGCATCGTCTTGTCCGCTAACCACTAAGCTATCATGTATCCCATTTTCGTTTAGTGTGTTACTAAACGTAGTAGTTCCATCTGCTGATCCATTTATCATTGCTGATAATGTTCCTGCTAATCCGTTATATGCATTTTGTGCAATTGTTGTATCAATGGTTCCACTTGTATATCTTCTTGCTACAGTAGTATTCAACGAATCACTAGCAACTAGTGGACTTGAACTACTGTTATCAGTAAACCCGCTAGCTAGTTTTGGATTAATACCTACTGCTGGATTATCTAATGTTATTGTTTTTGTACTTAAACCAGCAGGTGCAGATGGAACTGCATTAACCTGGAAAGGTAAGCTAGCTGTATCTGTTTGTGCTGTTATGTCTGGTGTTCCTGTTGCTGTAAAATCTAATGCATAGTTACCAGGTGCAATGCCTGTAAAATCATGTTGGACACTTGCTAGTCCAGCTTCTATATCATTAGCACTAGCATCATTCCAATCATATATATGACTGTCACCATTTTCACTTAAATTATTTACTGTTACTAATGCTCTGTTTATGCTGTTATAATCAACGCCGTCATATACATCATATTGATTATCACCCGTACGGTCTGAAATTGTATCAACGCTACCTGTAATGTTTGCTCTAACATCTGGTTCAACATGTATTGTAAAATCTGAACTTATGAATGGACTACTTGTATGATCACTAATAACTTTTAGTCTTCCAGTAAAATCTTCTGCTGTACTATTAGATGCTAATGTATACTTGTGCGAAATAGAAGTACCAGTGTCGCCAGCTTGTCCACTTCCTGCATTAACTGTTGTAGTTGCACCATCACCAAATTCCCACAGATACGTTATTCCGTATGTGCTGTAATCTCCTATAGTGCTTTCTGTATTGTTTGTAAACTGAATAGTTAAGCCATTGTTTGACTCTTCGTTTATACCTGTTGTTAAGTTTGATACAGTGTCTGGAGTATGTGTATCATATATCTTATAAGATGAATTATCATCTATTGGTAACAGAGCTGGTGTTGCAGTATTATGATTATCAAGTGTTAGTGCAACGGTCCTTGTAACATCAGTTTCTGATGCAAGGGCAAATGTGTGGGCTATACGTCCGCCGCCGACTCCACCTGCTACACTATCTGAAGTAATTACGTCATCACCTGATGAGTCTCCCCATGCCCAAGTATATTGAATTATTGCACCGGTGGTGCTTGATGTTGTATTCTCAAAATATACAGTATCTCCATCATTCCAATATGCAATTGCATTTCCTCCTATAAGGGAGTCGTATGCAGTAAATGAAACAATTGGATCTCCTGTGAAAATTGCAATATAATCTTCTCTTAATTTTTGTGCTGAACTACCTGCACCAGTTCCAGTGTCATTAAACGCTGTTACGTTTACATCAAATGGACTGCCTGCATTTGTAGCATAGGTATGTGTAGGTGTTGAATCTGATGTAGCTGTAGTAGAATTGCCATCACCCCAAGCAATTGTATATTTGTTTGGATTACCTACTGAAGTAATAGTTAGAGTAGCTGTTAATCCTGCACCACCTGATATAATATCAGAGACAAAATCAACAGACTTAACATAAGAGTCTGTTCTAATGTTTTCAATAATTTCTAAAACGGAATCAGTATCAGCATCACCTGAAGCATCAACGTTTAAAATTGCAGTTTCTAAATATACTTTTGTAACAAGATCTTGAGGATCAACTGGGTCGGAAGCATTTTTAACTATTTTAGCAGATACGTCAATGTTGTTAGATGCGCCAGCATCTAATATTAAATCACTATCTGATTTAAGTTTTCCTGCACTATGGTTAATGTTAATTGCCAACTTATATACCTCACAAATTCTTCGCTCTTGCGTCTATTGTATTTACTCTTTTTTAGACCAGCGTTTTTTAAACTACGCTAGCAAGGCTCTTTGTAGATTTATATATTATATCAGCATTTTTATTGGTCGTTAAGAACAGAAGCACGTTGGCCTCGCTCATTATTAATGATTTGGCCTTTACAGGACTTTTCGTAACCAGTTTTCCAGACTCTGGAGTAATGTGTGATGACATCATATTATATTCCTACTACTTCCTATTATTGTACATGTATTTATCATTTCTGCTAGAAGTAAAACAGAAAGTCAAAATACCTGTCAAAATGTCGCTTTTAAATAAATACTACTATGTTCAGCTATACATTATGTATTAAAGCACGAAAGAATTTGTACCACAAATAATGTGGTCAAGCCCGGCTGAACTGTATCCAATACATATAGCACCCGACTTAGCACCAGAGGGCCAAAGGCCACTAGTTGAACCATCTACTCATAAGGTAAATGTGGAATATCTAGTAGTACAGCCGTCAAGGGAGCCGTATGGTATACCACAAGAATACACAAGGAGACTATGGATATGTTAGCAGAATTAATGATAGCCAATGCGGCGTTTAAGGTCATCAAGACTACTATTGCCAATGGCAGGGAGATTGCTGATGCAGGCACAGCAATAACAAAGTACTTCGGTGCTGAAAAAGCAATTAACAAACAAGTTAAGGCTGGCACTGGAAATGTTATGGAAGCATTTCAAGCTCAGGAACAACTAAAGAAGAACGAAAGAGACTTAGAGTTTATGCTCAACAAGCAAAGACTGCATGGCTACGTAGACTTTTGTAAATTTAGAAAGCAATACAATGCAGGTTTAAAAATACAAGCTACCAATCGAAAGAAAGCTAACGCTAAAGCTACCCAGTCTACAATGACTATTGCATTGAGTGCTGGTATCTTCTTAATATTAGCTATAGCTGGTGTATTTTTTGGGGTTGCGAAAGTAAAAGGTTTGATATGATACAAGCTGGTAAGCTAAACATTATTCATGCAGATGAAATTTATGAATGTATAGCTTGCAACAAAATGTATACTGAAGAAGCTATGTATGCACACGAAGAAGTATGCCCTAAGATACCAGCGTACCTCGAGTGGCTTAAAACACAAGAAACAGAAAGTTAGCCAAAAAAAAAGACACCTAAGTGTCTTTTTAAATATAAGCATTGCTTATTTTATTTGTCTTTTACTGTGGCTTCACCACCTTCTCCGCCCGATGCATTATTTTGCCAATTTTCTTGTGGGCTAAATTTGTGCAACCATGACTTTGCAATATCCGGCTTAGTGACTTCTTTAATAAAGAAGTTAATAGGGATTCCGCAATCGCCTGCTGCGGCTTTAACAACGTAATCATCAAATGCTGTCATTAACGAGTTAACATCAATAATCTTATTATTATCATTATCAACTGTTGACAAGTTAGAAACAACTCCAGTAATATAACTATTGTTTAACGATATAGCTTGAGCGCCTGCTTTGGCTGCGTTTGCATCGCTAGATATACTATTTACTGTTGAACTAGTAGAACCTTGAATTGCTCCAAGTTGTTCCATTACTTCACTTGCTGATGGTTTTAACTGACTGATACTAGTCTTGACTTGATTACTTTTTAACGAAGGGATAAGTCCCATTGTTACAAGCGAACAGTGTGATGATAATTCTGAATTACTTAACATACTCTTAACACTATTGCTAAATTCTGCATCGGATCCAAATTCACCTTTTCCGTGTGCATAAAATGCTCCAAATTCCAGTACTGCTTTAGCTTGTGCTGATACTGCTGCTGAACTCTGTGCTGATTTTGTTTCTTCAACTTGTAGTACGTGTACCATTCCAACAAACGAACTACCTACTGTTTGTCCTGAAAGAAGAGACAGTACTTCACCAGCTTTAGCTGGTACGCTTGCTGCGGCTGTAATTTCTTCTGGTGAATTCATTTTATCAGGCATCAACGCATTCCATGCTGTTACTGCTTTTATTGGGTCCATTACAAACGGAGCAAATACTTCTGATATCTTATGAGTACACGTAGCTGTAATTACTAGTGTTCCTGCAATCTTATGCTTTGAAGTTTGAGCAAGTGTTGAACTTTTTACTGATCTAGCTACACTAGCACTAATCTTTGGGCCAAATATATATTTGACACTTCCAGATGCTGCTGTAGCTGTTGCTTCGGCGTGTGCGCCTGAATAATCATCTTCGTTTTCGTTACGAATAAATTGAGCATCAGTAATCATTGTATCTGAGCTGAGTGCTAATTTTTTAATTTGGGATTTTTCCCAGTCTATTGGACTCTCTGGGTGAGATTGAATTGTTCCACCTGCTTTGTGTGCATCTGATTTAGCTTTCTGAATTAAAGGCTGTTGCTTTAATACTGCAGCACCATACTCAGTTGCGGCTTGGGTTAAACCTTCTTCTGTTTTAGTAATTGATTCAGCAAACTTTCCCAAAGCTCCTTTGGGTACATTTGAATTTATCATTTCTTGCATAGTCATATCTAACTTATGCTTTGAAGTAATTAATGCATTTAATTTTTCTTCAGCTTCATTTACTGGTTCTTGTTGTTGTGCGATTGTATTCAATAGTTTAATTTGATTTGGGTCAACTATGTTGCCTAATACTAAACCTGAATCGAAAGGGATTGTTGACGGCATATGATTTTCTCCTATTCATTGCGACATATAAAGTTTATTATATACTGTGTTATTAATTATAACAATTGTATTTATGATGGCAAAGGTGAACGGATTCGAACCGCTAATTTTGGATTTGGAATCCAACGTGTTACCATTAACACTACACCCCTATAAAAAAAGCCCCCAACACGTTAATGCTAGGGGCTTGTAAAAAATAACCTTTTGATTAAAGTTACATCAAGACACACCTAGACATTGCTGTCCAGCACCAATAAAATGATTGTTGTGTATTCTTGTGCATTGGGTAATTCCTGTTGTTGTTATTTCTAGTATGTATTAACTATAACATTATTATTTATCTGTGTCAACCGTTTTCAAATAAAATCTGCGGAATAACACTTTTCTTTTTTGATCTAATTTTCGTTCTGCGATTAGTTGTAAGTATCTCATTAACGTGAACTTATCCATAAACACTCTCCTAATTAAAGTTAAGTGCGTTCCTTCGCTATTGCTACTTCCGTCCTGCGTCTGGATGAACGACACATGTATTTATGACACCGCAGTCAATAAAACAGGCCCCGAAGGACCTGTTTCAATTTTAATTCTTCTAGTAATTTCTTACTGGAAAGAAAGGTTACCTGCGTTAACACCAATTTTCGATAGGTAGTCAGCTGCGTTACCAAGTGATGAAGCCTGGTTGTTTAGCTCAACATAACCATAACGTGTCATGAATGACACTGTTGGTTCGAAAGTTGATGGGTCAAGTACTGTGCCTGAAGACATAAGTGGGATGTATGGGCAATAGAATGCTGCCGCATCAATTTCACCGTCGCCTTTATAGCCAACTAGTACTGGTGCATTATCTGCAGCATACTGGTCAACAAAGACACGCATAGTGTTGTTTAGTGTTCCAACAAACTTAGTGTTAGTAGGTGCTTCAAAAGGACCTTCAGTTGTTCTTGCGAACGCTGATGTAGTCGCTGATTGAAGTACTGTTAACATAGTTGGTGAAATAACAACGTAGTTACCTGCGCCACGTCTTGTACGTGTAGCAATGATGTTAGCTGAACGGTTAATTAGAACCGCTAATGCCGCGTGTTGGTCACCTACGAAAGTTGCAGTACCTGATACTGCGCCTTGGTCATATGTGTCAACAGCTGCGCCAGCTAATGTACGTAGTGAAGTAAGAACTTCTTGGTCGATTTCAGCAGTAATTTCTTGTGCAAGTGCTTGCATAATTTCTGCTTCAACGTCCAAACCGTGCATTGAATTAGCATCTTGTGCTGCTTCAAAAGTCCAACGTGCTGATAGTTTACGTGTTTTCGCTTCTACTGTTTGCTTCAATACTTGGATTGATAGCTTACGTCCAGCTTGTGCTTCAAGACTTGAAGTTGAGCTTGGTCCGCCAGTTGATGCGTCACCTGAGTAACCTTTTGCAATAGCAAATGGTGATAGTGCTTCGTCGCCGGCTGCAACGCCTGCGCCTGCTTCACCATAACGTACTCTTAGTGTATGGATCTGTCCTACTGGACCAGTCATTGGCTGTACGCCAACTAGTTCGTTTGCAATAACAGTAGGCATAACACGGCGGATTACTGGTAAAATCACTTTGTTAAGTGAAGCTACGTTGCCTGCCATTGTTGTTCCTGCTGCGGCTGATTCTGAAAGATAGTTCTTAGTGTTTTCTAGAACTGATTCCATTACAACCTTTTTGTTACCGTCTAAACCGTCTGTTAGGGCGTCTTTTGTTACTGCCCAGTTTTCAAATAGATTCTGTGTCATTGGGGAATTCTCCTTAGTTGATTCCTGCTAACTTTTTAAGGTTAATAATTTCGGCTTCACTTTCAGTTGCCTGAATAGTTGCGGCCTTGTTACCTGTAATCTCAGTCTTCTGAGATTCATTTAGTTTCTGTGATTTAACAGATGTAGTAGATTCACTAAGTACCGTTGGTAGGTATTTGTTGAATTGTACTTTTAATTTACTAGTGCTTACGCTCTCAAGTAAATTTACCATTAATTCGCGTTTGTCTTTTGATAGTGGTGACATAAGGTCTGACATTACTGTCTCACGCTCACGACTCTCATTAATCTTTGTTACCTTTGATTCAGCAAGAACGATTTTTGATTCTCTATCTTTAATTTCTTTATGTGATTCATCTAATTGACTCTTCACATTAGAAAGTTCTTTAGAAAGTTTTGAAATGTGTGTTCCCTCTGCTAGGTGAGAACCCATAAATTCTGCTGCGAAAGTTTCGAACAACTTACGTCCAAACATATTTTCTTTAGCAGTTTTAATATCTTCTTTAATCTCAGTAAGTTCAGTTGAGATAGTGTTCTCAACAATACTTGCTAATTTTGTAGAAGCTTTGTTTATGAATTCAGCTTTAGCTGATTTAATCATTTCTTTGCCTTCTGCAACAAGTTTTACCTTTTGTTCAATAAGGTCTTTCTTGTCATTATGGAATTCATTAAGTTCTGAAGTAAGTTGTTCCATCACAAAATCTTCCAGCTGCTCGAAGTTTCCTTCTTGTAGCTTTCTGTCTTTGCGTAGTTCTGTAATTTCCTTGTTAAGTGTTTCCATAACAAACTTATCAAGCAGATTCGCATGCTCAGCAATTTTACGCTTATACTCAACTTGAGATGATACTGCCGCTTTTTTGTCCGCTGCAAATTCTACTAACTCTGATTTGATCGTATCTGATACCATCGCGTCAAGTGCTTCCACCATCGACGTTTTATCAGTTTCGTATCTGTTAGCGAATTCTTCACGTAATTCGGCAGTGATCTCTTCACGAGCTTCACTTAATTTTACTTCCCATGCCTCTGAAAGTGTCGAACGCACTTCTTCTGATAGGACTTCTGAACTTAGGAGTTGTTCTATTGCATTAGCCATTTAGTTTCTCCTAATATCTAGTTTTTCAATGAACTGTAGTACTTCCTTCTGGAGGTACACCTCAGCTATTTTGTCGTCATTTACTGCGGTTGCAACATCGAGTAAAATGTTCCCACGTTTACCGTTATTCATTATTTGTTCATATAATGTATTCGGGTAAGCATCTGGAGCACTTGGATTAGCAACTATATCTACTGTTTGTATTTCAAAGTCACTAACATTACCGCCCTCTGTTACGTTTCCACTACCTCTTGACGAAACGCCAAGTTTTACACCATTCTCTAATAGGGTTTTACAAATATTTCCCATCGGTGTAGGTAACAGTTTTAAACGACCATAACCGTCTTGACCGTCCATCCACATTTTCTCTATCATATGGGACACACGATCTAAATTTACTTGCAAATCATCTGGATGATCTGCTTCACCTAATACTGATAAACCCGAATCTAATCTTTCTTGGATGTTCTTGACAGCCTTTGAAATTTCATTTATCGGATATACCCGCTGATTCTGATTACGCTTATCTCCTTGTACAAAGATACCTTGCATAAACAGGTCTTTACCATCCTGAGAACTCTCAGTAATGATCTTCGCTTGTCCATAAGTTAGGTTCTCTTTAAGAGTCAACATAATTATTCAGCCTTGCCTTTTTTCTCAGCGCCGTGTCCAGCTGGGTTTGCTTTTAATGCCGCACCATCACCTGGGTGAGTTACGTTCATTGCTTTAGCATCGCCTGTTAGACCTTTGTTAGAGCCGCCTTCAGATTTTTTAGACATATCAACTGCTTTTCCGCCCATGTCGTTTTTGCCTGCTGTTGGTGATGATTTACCATCATCGCCTGCTGGCATATCAACTGGATGTATTTTGCCGTCTTTGCCGACTTTAGTTAAATCTGCTGCTTCTTCAAGCTCTTCTGAATCATCTGCGTCTGCATCTTTATCTTCATAAAATGCTTCTTCCATCTCTGGTTCCATGTCATCCATTTCTGGTTCCATGTCCATAGCTGGCATCTCTTCTGCTGGTGCTTCATCGTCGCCCATTATTTTGGCAAATTCTGCTTTAAGATCTTCTAGTGCGTCTTCGACGTTAACTAGCTTATCTTCAATTTCTGAATGTTCTTCTTCGTGCTCTGACTCTTCGCCATCACCGTCGAAATCCATTTCGCCATCTTCATCTGATAATTCCATTTCAGCTTCTGGTTCTGCCATGTCTTCAGCTGGAGCTTCGTCGCTCTCTGCTTCGCCATACATTTCTTCAGCTTCAATTTCGTCATCATCTTCTTCGATGTCGTCGATAAAGTCGTCAGCTTTTTCTGAGCCGATCGCTTCATCTAGTTCTTCTTCCGCTACTTCATCTTCTACAACTTCGTCTGCTTCAACTAGGTCGTTCCAAATTTCACGTGCTTTTTCTACAAAAGCTTCATGTAATAAATCCGAAGCTTTTGCTTCTTCGCCATTAACAAGGCTTTCAATCACTTTAATATAACGTTCGCGAGTACTCATTTGACATTTCTCCTTTATCGAGGTTATAACACATGTATTTAAGAGTTCTTACCCTTAACCAATACTTAATACAGAAAAAACCGCGGTTTTGGTTCGCCACGGTAGTTATTGAGCAATATTCGCTGTATTATAACTTATTATAATGTTATTTATCTATTCTGCGTCTTGACTTGCACCATACTGTAATTGTACGTCTTCTACTTTAGAAGTGTGCTCTGCTCTAGCTAGTTCACGTCTGTTTCTCATTTTATTGAGATGCTTCAACGTTAACCGTGGTCTGCGGGTGTCGTCAATGTCCCATTTGTTAAAGTTATCTTCTTCGGCACTTTGTGCCAGTTCATTAAACCTCATCGCTAGTTGCTCCCATATCATCATTTAACTCAGGTCCTGCTTCTCCACCGCCCAAGTCGTCTGGTGCATTTTCTGCATCAACGTCAGTTGGTTGGAAACTCTCTACATCGGATCCTCTTATACCCAATGAGCCTAAGTCGCCTGTTGCTGTACTGTTCGGCATATTGCCTACTTCGTTTTCTTCTTTCCACAGTCTATCGTTCTCAACCATTTCTTCTTCATTAAGACCTAAGTACCTATCAAGTATGAATCTTCTAGATAGATATGGAACACCTTCAAGCTGACCAAATAGTGTAGCTCTCTGTGCGTCAATCTCAATCGTTCTGTATTGTGAGAAACTTTGTGGTTCTGTAAATTGTAAATCAAATAAGCTGGCACTTACTTCAATGCCTCTGTGCTTACAAAACATTTTAAATTCTTTGTCTAGTGTAGGCTGTACTGTAAGTTGTAATCGTTCACAGTACTTTGCAAATCTAAATTCTTGTATCATTGCTGTACCTATACGTCCATCGTTAAATGCCGCAATACCGTCTTCACTTCCTGTAGGAAGGTACGATGTTGGTACACGTAGTCCACGCATAAGTTTGTTGTTAAAGTACTTTAAATCATCAATCTCACCTAGGTTTTCACCACCCGGTAATACTTCAACTTTGGATCCACGTCCTTCAGCTGTTTGAGCAAAGAAGTAATCTTCCATTATTGATAACGGGTTATAAGCCGCATCAACAACTTTAGTACCACCACCACTCATATTTGGAATACGTGTTTGGTGTACTTCGTTTTTAACTCTTTCAACAAAGCCCATTGCTTTGTGTGCTGGCATGTTACCTACGTCAATATAGAACACACGTCTTTCTGGTGCTCTTTGTACAC